CCCAAACCAACTCTTACTGCACCGCGTTTTGTGGGTGCCCCAGGCAAAGGAAAGTCGCATTCTTGTAAGAGAGGGTCAAATGTAGAGGGTAAATGCTATGAAACTGGTAAAGGTCAGTACACATTCGTCCCAGATTCGGGTGATGAGAACACTTTTGACTTCTATGGTACAGAATTAGAGCAGTTGGAGACGTGGTTAGGTAATGGAAACTTCAGTTCTTATGGTACAGGCACCTCTACACACACTACTACTGACCCAAATACGGGTGCTCAGACTACATACTCCCTTACATACAACACAATTCAACTCGCAAGTTGCTCTGGAGGCAAGTTCCCAGAACCCTGTTGGCATAATTTTGTGGTAGATGGTGTGTTGGATACCTATAACTCTTGGGATAGTAGTGGAAATGCGAATGATAACTGGGCAAGTAACCTTTGTACTAGTGCTCCATTCAGTAATTACTTCACTAACTGTGCTGCATTAAGAAATGTGATCTACTCAACCATCTCTTTTGACCCAGGTGCTATCTCAGATAACGAGAATAACATCCAACTTGCTCCGATTGGAGGTAGATTGAACTATACAAACTACCTAACAGGTGCAACTATTCTTATGGATAGGGCACTAGATAGATTTGGGAACCCTTATTTCGACGAATGTGATCTAGGAAGTTACTAATGGCACTAGGATTAAACAAACCAGTAGCAAATCATAATGGATTACCTTGTACAGGACACGGTATTCCAATTCCTGCTACTATTCACTCAACACAACCTTGTAAATCACCTCCTGTTAGGTTAGGAATTGTGATGAAAAACCTGACTTGCCTGTGGCCACCAACTCCTTTGGTACCTTTGACTGCTCTGAACCCTGCTAGAGCGATGGTTCTTGTCAATGGACTGCCTATTATGGTTTTGGGTGACGCTTTTACACCTCATTTGTCACCAACAACGAATATTATTAACTATTTGTGTCCTTGTGGTAAAGCGACTTGTATTATTCCAACTCCAACAGTGTGTTCACTTCTGACTGCAGAGGATCTTGCAGGTGGTCACCCTAGAGTTCTTGATACTGGGTTCTATCAGTCTGTAAGGGCGTTTAAGATACCCATCGGTAGATTGGGTGATAACTTAGGTAAAGGCAGTCTGCCGCCCGTCAGCATAGGGTATCCGTGTATGTCTAAGATCGCTTATGGATCTCCTAATGTCCTAGCAGGATAATTGTGCTATAATTCTAGAGTAGTTTCAAAACACGTATGGCACGTTCAAAAACAGGTCTCTCTGGAGGCGTCTTTATTGAGTCAAATCCTAAAAAGACTCGTCAAGGAAATGGAAGGCACACAAAATATACAGCAACCTCTCGGAATGGTAAGACCAAGAGGTATAGGGGTCAGGGTAAGTGAGACCAGAAACCCGAGAATCTATGGAAATGTTATTCGAGGCGAAATGGAACTTACCTAAAGCAGCGAAGAACTGTAATCTAACAGACAAGGAGATGAAAATCACCTTCAACGAATATTGCTCATTTCACCCTCCTACTTGGAAGGATACTAAATAAAATGACCAGTGATAGGAACCACTATAAAAGTTCTTCACTTAAAAACGGAGAACAAAATGGTTAAGGTTGATCAAGCAGATTGGTTCATCCGATCGGGCAGATGTTTAGTAACTGATCCTAGAGCTGATAAATACTTAAAACAAGTATCAGATCGTGGCGTACAGGTTCAAAGCAGACAGGAATCTAAGCAGACAGTTTAGAGATTTAGGTATTGGGATGAAATCAAATCCCAATACTGAAGATTTTTCTGTGGTTAAGAACGAGAACGCAATCAAACAATCTATGAAGAACCTGTTGTTGACAGAGTTCGGTGAAAGACCGTTCCAACCAACCACAGGTTCTCGTGTTAGATCAATGTTGTTTGAGAACTTCGATATTTTTATGATTGAAGGTCTAAATGACGAAATTAGGAATACCCTAAAGCGTTTAGAACCAAGAGTGATAGTTAATGATGTTCGTTGTAATGTTGATAACGACAATGAACTACAAGTTGAGATTGATTACACAATCATCGGTGAACAACTAGTTCAAACTATTGACTTCCTCTTAGAGAAGGCGTAAAAATGGCAGCAATTCCCTCAAATTTAACCTCATTAGATTTTACAGAAATCAGAGAATCTATTAGATCATATCTGCGAACGAGAAACGAGTTCACGGACTATGACTTTGATGGTAGTTCTGCGTCATATCTATTGGACGTATTATCATATAACACATACGATGCTGCCTTCAACGCTAATATGGCGATGAATGAGGCGTTCCTTGAGAGTGCAACTGTTAGAGACAACGTTGTCAAGGTCGCAAAGCAACTAAACTATACCCCAAGATCAATCAAAGCAAGTAAAGCGTGTGTTAGATTCAGTGTTCAAACCGCAGCACTTGGTGATGGTACCTCATATCCGACGCAAGTCTCTCTCCAAGCAGGAGATGTTTTTGTATCTACTACTAATGGTGATCCATTCACGTTCACTCTCCCTAACGAGATCAGAGCAACTGTTAATCAATCTGATGGTGTTGCGACGTTTGATAAGGTTATCATCTATCAAGGAAACACTCTTGAGTTCTCTTACACAGTTGATGACGTTAACAAAAGAGAATACCTAGTTCCTGCAGAGAGTGTTGATACTTCTTTGCTGTTTGTGTCAATTTCTCCTAATGCACAGTCAACAGAAATCGATACTTACAATCTTGTACAGAATATTGTTGATGTAGACGGTACAACTCGTGGTTATTTCTTAGAAGAGACTGATGATCTACGTTATAACGTCATCTTTGGTGATGGTGTTATTTGTCGTAGGTTGATTTCTGGTGAAGTCATCCGTATGAAGTATATTCGCACTGATGGTCCTGATGCAAACGGATGTAAGCGATTTAACTTCATTGGTAGAGTTCAGGACAGTGAAGGGCGTTTTATCAACAATGCAGGCATCTCTCTGGTGACCATAGACGGGTCTCAAGACGGTGAAGCGTTAGAGAATACCCTATCCATCAAATACAACGCTCCTAGGGCGTTTAACAGTCAGAATAGAGCAGTTACTGAGTCTGATTACGAATATATCACTAAGAAAGTATATCCTCCTGCAAGATCAGTGACTGCATATGGTGGAGAGCGTCTTAATCCTCCTGTGTACGGAAAGGTGTACGTTGCTATCCGTACTAAGTCTGGTGCTGCACTAAACACCACTACGAAGAAGCGTATCAAGAATGATTTACAGAAATATGCGATTGCTGCTATTGAACCAGTAATTATTGATCCTATTTCACTTTATATCAGACCTAAGACTTGGGCGTTCTTTGATGGCACTAAGACTAACCTGTCTAACAACGAAGTTGCAACAACTATCCTTGGATCTGTAGATCAGTACAATCAGCAGGGTTCTTCATCCAGATTCAGTGGTCGTATTGACATCTCTGCTTATCAGAGAATGATTGATGATTCAGATCCTGCTATTAGCGGTAACATCACTCATATGACACTTGGTATGAACATTGATGGATTTGAATTTGGTCAAACATTCTCCAAGTGTGTTGACTTTGAAAATGAGATTGAGAATCCCAATGACCTCTCTGGAGGAACTAAAGGTAATGGTGGTGGTGACGGAACTTGTTTACCCAAGTATTCCAGTGTAAAAACTGGCACATTCTATGCTACTGGATACACAGAGAACCTTATTGCCATTCAAGGTACAGATTCCAACTCAATTTCATCAACATCGTTCATTGATAATGATACTTCGGCACTTTTACCTGTAAATATCCGTGATGACGGTTATGGCAACCTCATTATGGTTACAAAACAGGATGAAAAAGAAGTTACACTTCAATCTTCAGTGGGAACTGTAGATTACAAGAATGGAATCGTTTGTGTCGGTCCTGTAGATGTACATTCTACTCCTGACGGAACAAATCGTATTCCAGTTACTGTGATTCCAAAATCACCAAATATCAACATTGGTTCTGGTGTTGACCCATCAATCTTTAACCCGATTGTCACAACAGTTGATTACACAATTGATGGCAGTAACATTGGAGCATTTGATCCATATGACTTTACTGCAATTAACTTTGACGGAACTCCACTAAATATCATTGATTATCCAACAACAGTATTTGAACTTCCCGAGTTTAACTCCTGTTTCTAAGACCGTAATACGAAAAAATGGTTGCACACAACACAGCAATTAAGGTCTCTCAAAGACTGAGTAGTCAGATTCCTGCGTTTATCAAGGAGGATCACGACCAGTTCGTGAACTTGTTGACAGAATACTACAAGTCGCAGGAGAAATCAGGTCGTCCTTACGACATTTTAAACAATATACTTTCATATGTTGACATTGGGTCGGGTGAATTCGATCCAAATTTCTTGTCGTCTGAATCTGCTGTACTAGAAGCGGTTGATGCTACAGAGAATAAAATTATTGCTGAGAATGTAAACTACTTCTTAGAGAAAGATGGTACTATAAAAATTGACAATGAAGTTCTATATTACGAGTCTGTAACACATTCTCCTGACATTGTTTTCACTCCAGGGGTCAATAAACAAGAATTTGATAGAAAAGTACAAGAATTTGAACCTATCAATACTCAGTTTGATAGTGCAAAGACAGAATTTAATTTAAGACAGTTAGGTAAACCAGTTTCACCTCAGTCTTCAAATCACCTTTTGGTGATCGTAAATAACGATTTTATGTTCCCTGACAGGGATTACTTCGTTGAAGGAGACAAGATACGCTTTGTAAACCCTCCAGCACCGACTACAGGGGTGTTGACAGGTGCAGTCAATACCATTCGTTATCTGATTGGTTACACAAGCGTTCCAGTCCGTTCTCTGGACACCATTACAGTTGCTGTTGATGCTACTGAGTTTGCACTAAAACTGAACACTCAAGCATACAGTCCTCTTTCTACTGTGGCAGCGATCGTTGTTGTCAACAGAACAGAGAAGAGACCGTTCGAAGAATTCACAATTTTTGAAGATAAGATCATCTTCAAGCAACCTGTTTCACAAAATGCTACAATTGACGTAAGATCTGTTGAACTGATTGCTCCTGAATTTGGTTCAGGTGCGTCAGCAGTCTCCCAAATCGTAAATGCATCAGTTAATGACATCCTTGTTAGAAATGGTGGTAGTGGTTACAGAGTAAGTTTTGCTCCCAAGATCACTATTCAGTCAAATAAAGGTCCTGGTTCTGGTGCTACTGCCGAAGCACTTGTAAATGGTATCAAGAACACTCAACTTCTATTTGCTGGTCAAGGTTATTCATCTAACAATCCTCCTGTGGTAATTGTGGATGCACCTTCTGATGCAGAAGGCAGTAGAGCAACTATTACAGCAATTGTATCTGATGAAATCGAAGGTGTTACAGAACTGCGTGTTACTTCTTCAGGAAGTGGATATGACCGCATTCCTTCAATTAAGTTTGTTAATCCTGGTGGTGCTACTTGCACCAATCCTACAGTCGAAAACGGATCAATCGTTGCAGGATCAATCTCAGTCGTAGACAATGGTTCAGGATACACAACTGCACCTTTGGTGTATATGGATCCTCCTACTGGAGATAATGCTATTAATGCAACTGCTCAGGCAATTCTTGATGCTGACGGTAGAGTAACAAGCATTAATCTTATTTCTTCAGGTCAAGGATATGAAGGTAACATCAGGGCAAAGATTATTGACCCTGTTGGTGCACAGATCCTTGATGTATCTTGTACTGGTGGTAGAGTTACTAATATTGAACTATTGACAGGTGGTAAGGGTTATACCGATGCTCCATCTGTGTATATCGTTGATAATAGAAAGGATTCTAACAATCAACCTATTGGTGGTACTGGTGCAACAGCAGTTGCTACCATCTTCAACGGTGAAATAACTGACATTAATATCACTGACTTTGGTACTGGATACTCTGATACAGAACCTCCTAAGGTCTTTATCGCTGCTCCTCCTGCACCAGAAGCGTCTTGTGACGTTGGTTTTGGAGAGATTACAGGTTTTACTATCCATAGTTCTGGAGTAGGATACGAACCATCAGCATTCGTCAACGTAAAACGCGGAGTATCTGCCGTTACTTCCTTTGACCAAGCAGGTCATCAGATATACAGCAAAGAATCCGATCTACAACAGTCTTCTCACGCTGTTGGAAGCACTATTAGTAATCTAGATAATCTTTTTGCTAAGGAATTATACAGAAGATTCGTAAATCAATATCTTCCAAACGCGGAAATTGACTACAATAAAGTTAATGCTCCGCAGATTATTAAGACTATTGGTGATTTTTACGCATCGAAAGGTACGAAAATCTCCACACAGTACCTCTTTAAGATACTTTACTCTGAAAATGTTGATGTTTCTTATCCTAAAGATGAGATTATCAAACCATCTGCTGCAACTTGGAACGTAGATACCGTTCTCAGAGCAGAACTTTTGGAAGGTTCACTTGAGAATCTACTCGATTCACAGTTGATTCAGTATGTTGATCCTGTTGATACTGGTGTAAAAGGTGCATCTGCACTGATTGAGAACGTTATTGCCATCGATACTGGTGTTGGTACTGTATATGAACTTGCAATTTCTGAGGAAACACTGCAGGGTTCTTTTACTATCCCATACAGAACACTCCTTGTTGAGGAACTTTCTACTACTGAGTCCATTATTACAGTTGACTCTACTATCGGTTGGCCAGAAAGAAACGGTACAATCCGTATCAATGACGATGAAGTTGTACAGTATAAAGAGAAAACACTAAACCAGTTCATCGAATGTACTCGTTCTAAGAACGGTGTGGTTGAAGATTGGGATGCTGGTACTATTGTTTACTCTGACATCTTCGTTTATGTAAACCGTGGCACTGAAACTGAGTGTAAACTACGTGTTCTTGGTATTGCTGATGCAGAATCCACTGTATTGTCTGACAATGGTTCATACTATCTTCCTGGTGACAAACTAAACGTTGCATCACTTGGTTCGACTTCTAATGACCAAAGAGTCACTTCTTGGTTGTACAACGTTAAAAAACTAATCAATATTGCCAATATCGTCCCTGGTGGTCTTAATAATCAGACTGCGACGGTTACTTGCTCTAATAACCACGGTCTACTGGTTGGTGACACTGTTACAATCTACGGTGCAAACCCAACTGTGTTTAACGGTACCTTCTTTGTAACCTCCCGTATTAGTAATACACTGTTTGAATATAATATTCCTGCCCCTGCCCCTAACTCACCACAGGGTAATATCCTTCTTTCTGTTGACCTCAACAAAGGTAAGTCACCTGAAGAGGGTATTAGCGTTGCTATCAGAGACTTTACTACCAACGTACAGAATACATTCTTCAATGATCAGTATGCATACATTGCATCCTCTGGTATTCCAAACTATCAGGTTGGTCCTTTCTTAGGATCTGCGCTACTTCCTGGAAACCAGCGTAAATTGATCCGTATTCCTAGAGTTATCAATACAATCTCTAGACGTACAGACACATCCTTTGGTCCTATTGGTGCTTGGGTAAACGGTGTATCTACTTGGTCTTATAAGTCACAGACTAAGATTAAGTTTGGTGGATTGACTGGTATAACTATTGATAACCCTGGTACTGGGTATGATGCTGCTAATCCTCCTGTTATTGAAATCAATGGTGGTGGCGGTAGTGGTGCCAGCGCAAGTGTTGTTGTTAACGGTGCATTAAGTGAGATCTCAGTTTCTAGCGGGGGTACTGGTTACACTTCTAGTCCTCTTGTTTCTATCGTGGGTGGTGGTGGATTCGGTGCTACTGCTACCGCTGTTATTACCAATGGTATAGTATCTAAGATCCTTGTTGAGACCCCAGGTCAAGGATATACATCACAACCTGATGTTTCCATCTCTGGTGGGGGTGGTACTGGATGTACTGCTACCGCGCAGGTACGTGGTCCTATTCAATCTGTAAGTATTGATAACACAGGTTCCACTTACACTGCCTCTCCTACTATTAAGTTGAACTCTGGTGAAGGTGCTGTTGCTCAATCAATCATCATTAACGGTAGAATCGTTTCTATCGCTATCATTGCTGCAGGTAGAGGATACACAACTGCTCCTGAGATTGTAATCAATGGAGACGGTTACGGTGCCATTGCAAGAGCAACTATCGGTACTGTTGGTGAGGATAGAGGTAAAGTTATTGGTGTTACTGTTATAAACAGAGGTATTGGTTATACTACTGGTAATACTACTATTCGCTTGGGAGCGGTTGGTGAACTAGCAGCATTTACTGCAACTGTATTTGAGTGGACTAGAAACCTTCAGGATGAACTTGGAGCAAACTTTGATACAGCACGTGGTTATGTGTTTGCAGGATATAATACACAATATGGTGGTGAATATGCACACCTTTCAGATCCTAAGCAACTAAGATATGTTCTTGGTGATAACGTATTCAAGAATCAGTCAACACAGCAATTACAAGAACTTTCGACTGGATACCAACACTCTCCTATTTTGGGTTGGGCTTTCGATGGTAACCCTATCTACGGACCTTACGGTTACATTGATGCTACTGACCAGTCATCTGGTGTTAGAAGAATTCGTTCATCTTATAGAATTAAACCTGTACTTCTGTACGATGTTGATACTAACCCTACCCCAATTCGCGCAGATGGTCCTCTTCTTAGCAATTATATTGCAGGATCATTCATTGATGATTATGAATATGTTTTCCAAGAGGGTGATTTAGACCAGTATAACGGTCGTTTCTGTAAGACTCCTCAGTTCCCTGAGGGTGTTTACGCTTATTTCGTAGCAATCGACGCAACTGATGCTGGTAATCCTATATTCCCATACATTTGTGGACCTCAGTTGTATTCATCACCTGATGAGTGGAACTTCTCTCAAGATGCTGTACAGACCAATATCCCTGCTGATGTGGTTAGATTCCGTGATCCTTATGAGGATGTGGATATTGATATTGATCGTACACCTAACCAAGCAACTGATACTCTTGTTACTGAACTTGGTGAGGATCTTATCTTCGAAATTGAAGATACTAATAGAGATGGTCTTATCAATAACCTTGAAGACACCACACCTATTCAGATCACTGAAGAACCCGTACTACAATTATTTGATTACTACCCTAAAGTTTCTACAAGATCAGTTGTTGATATTGATATTGAGACTACGACCAAGTTCGAAGACGCTAAAGTTGACGGATTCGTGGTTGAGAACCCAGGTATATCATATAAAGTCAATGATAAACTATACTTTGATAACGAGGGAACTGATGGTTTCGGAGCCTCCGCAAAAGTTGAAGCGGTTAAAGGTTTAGATATTGCAGGTTTCAACTCTTATATCTCAAATGATCGCCCATATGGACGTATCACTACTGCAACTGAGCACGAACTGCGTGTAGATGATCAGATCATTATTAACTCCACACCTATTCTTGATGACACCAATAAGACTTTCAGAGTGAAAGTGATCGATGGTGTTGAAAGAGTTACTGTTGATCAGGAAGGTCTTGGATATTCTGAGGACATTCCTCCAACATATGAGATCATTACTGACTCTGGTCAAGATTTCAATATTGACATCAATAGAGATGAAGGTGGTGCTGTAAGAACTGTAAGTATTATTAACTCTGGTTCAGGATACTCTGAAACTAATCCTCCACAGATTCGTGTTTCTCATCCTCAGAGATTCAAGAAAGCAACTTACTTCTTAGCATTCCTTGAAGAAGCAGGTTCTACTCTTACTATCAATGACATCAAAGTTGCTGATGATCGTACTTTCTATGTCTGTGGTAAGACAACAGTTGTAGGTGGCGATACAGCAGGTGTTCTTGCTAAGTTTAATAGTGATGGTAGATTGCTTTGGAAGCGTACTCTAATTCCTACCGTTCCTGCAACTGATGATAAGTCATTGCAGTGGAAGTCACTTCATATTGAGAACTCTAATCCTCATAACATCTATGTTGTCGGTGAGACTGTTCCAAATATTAGTAACCTAACTCACAACCCTGACATTGTTGTTGCTAAGTATCAGTCAGGTTTTGACAATGCCAACAATCCTGATGGTCTTATTCAGTGGCAGCGTGACATTGCTGGTATCTCTGGATCTACCAGAAGAGACTATGCTTCTAATATCAGACTCGACCAAGATGGTCGTGTGATGATTGCTGGTCATACTGACTCAAACTCCACTGCACCTGACGATATGTGGGTTGCATTGATGGATATTGATGGATCTGTTATGGAGAAGCGTAAGATCGCTTCTGCCGCTGCAAGTGAGCATCTTCATCAGATTGAGTGGAGAACCAATGATACATTCCTCTTCTGTGGTATCTCTGATCCTGCAGGTGCCGCCAATATCATTATTGGTGAGACATACTACGATACTGCTACTATTGAAGTACAGTGGTCTAAGCAAATCGAATCTGGTGCTTATCAGTTTGCTGATCCTACATTTGCTATTGATGAATATGGTTCAGTTTATGTAACTGCAACTGCTATTGATACAAATGCTAAGAACTACGGTGTTCTTTACGCTAAATTTGATAATGCAGACTATACACAAGTAGCAACTGCTAAAATTTACGTTCCTACTGGAACTTACACTTCTATCAAGAATGCAGGGGTCACTTTTGATGTATTTGGTAATATTGACCTCAGTGCAGTTGTTGAAAGAGATTTCAACGCTGTTCAATCAATTAGTGTCAAGATTTCTTGGAATACTAGTTCTGTTCTCTCTGCTGCTGAAGTATCGGAGACAAATGGTATTGGTTATCACGCCACTTGTGTTGCAAATGACAACTCTGGCGATACTTTGATTGCTGGTAATAAAGTTGAGGCAGATCAACTTGCTATCTTCAACTGGAACACTGCAGACAACATCTTTGATGAAACATACAATGACACTCTAAGAACTGGTACAAACAAGCAGTGGGCTGCCACAGGCAACGCTGTTATTGATAATACTAAGTTCTACAATGGTGCATCTTCACTGAAACTTGATGCTTCTAACTCAATGCTCCTTCAGTATGGTACAACTGCTGATATTAGTGTTGAGTGGACAATGGAAGGTTGGTTTGCTCTTGGCAATACTCAATATGCTGCACAGGCATCTAACCCAGAATTCTTCGGTATTGTCTCTCAGTTAAGTCAAGAAGTCAAGGTTGGTGTCGATGGTACTTCAGGTAGTGCTAATTTCGGTAAGATCTTCCTTGATCTTAATGGATCTACCTCATATTCTACTGGTACAACATTCTGGACTACATTTAACTCTGAAGCGTGGGTTCACGTTGCTATTTCTAAGCAACGCCCTGGAGTTGGTTCTTACATCTATCGTATCTACATTAATGGTGTAGAAGCACATTCAGTTAACAGTGCTACTGTTGACGTTAATATGATGCAGGCAACACTTGGTCCTATCTCAACTCCAAGTTCTACTAACAACTGGATCGGTTGGATTGACAACTTTGTTGTTACACCTTCTGCTAAGTACATAGATGCATTCACTGCTGGTCTTGTTACTGGAACAAACTCAGTTGATAAAGCATTCATTTATAAGATTGACAAAGATAAGACAAAACTTGGTTCATTCACCCTGAATGATGTAGAGACAGGACATACCATAAACGTCGCCGCCAGCAGCAGTTATACGTTTAATACCCAGTCGGTTGCTGTTAACCCCTGGTTAATAGGTCCTGCTGGTATTCAGATCCTTGATTACTCAGATGTTGTATCAACCCACGTCCCTGGAGTTTATACAGTTACATCTACTGACCAGTCATACGCAACTAGAACTGCAACTATTCCTACACAGGGTGGTAAGAAATTGCTTCTTACTACTAAGGTTATTCCTAAGTTCTATATTAGAGATGCAAAATACTCTACTATTGACCTTGTTAAGACACTCACATTCAATCAGAATGCTACCTTTACTAAAGGGTCAATACTTCAACAGTATTCTGTGATTGGTGGTAATGATGTTGTATCTGCATACGGTACTGTCGTTGAGGTTGGAACAAGTTCTTGTAAGATCGGTAAGATTATTGGTACGTTTGATACCTCTAAACTTCTAAAATCAACTGTTGGTGATGTGAACGAGATGGACAAAGAGTTCACCGTTCTTACCACAACTCCTGTTTGGGAGGAAAATCAGAACTATACAGTTGGTGATGTTGTTTATAGTAACGGTAAGATCTATACATCTGGTACAACTGCTACTGCAGGTGCTGTTGCTCCTGTACACACATCAGGTACTGTCTCTGATGGTAATATCAACTGGGCATTCACATCGACTGCAGGTTCATTCCAAGTAGATTTGGCGAACAGTGTTCACGGATCTGGTACTCTTGCAGCATTTGCATCTTGGAAACCTTTCAATTCTGCTGACTATACTATTAGAATTCAACAGATCTATGCTGACTCCACCTTTATTAAAGGAGACACCATTGATGCTGATGCTGTTAACTTGACATTTGCTGTAGATGCAACTGGTAAGATTGCAACATTTGGTGGTCTTGTTGGTGTTAAACAATTCAATCTTCAGGCAAAACTCAATAAAGACGTTGTTCCTTCACAAGCACTAACAAATACTGACCTTGTTTACTGCTCTGCTACTAGCAGACACAACTATGAAGTAAATGATATTATCTTTACTGAGAGATTCGCTACTAATGAATATAACGGTTCATTCTTTGTTGAGGAAATATTTACTAGTAGAGACTTCACATTCCGTATAAGAAGCACTGCTGTTCAGGATCCTACCTTCTCAGGTACAGGTTCTTCTGTTTCTAACATTAATATCTACGCTAAGCATCCTAAGTTCCTATTTGTTAGAGGACATCAGTATCTCTTTGACCTTGACGATCCTTCTAACCTTGGATACTTCCTGTCATTCTCTAGAGATAACCAGTATAAACTGGAATATCCATTCATTAACATCATTAGAGAGGGTACACCTGGATTTACTGATGATGATTCACCGACTCCGTTGGTTAAATTTATCATCAATGAAGATATTACTAACATCTCATACTACTTTGACCCATCTAGAACCTCAGCAGACAACTCTCCTGTTGGTGAGGGATCATTTATTGACGTTATTCAGTCTCCTTATGCAGGAACATTCACTATTTCTAACGTTTCTAGTGATGGATTGGAGTTTGACTTCCCACTTCTTGTTGAACCAGAGAAATCTAACGCTCCTGTAGGCAATAATGAGTTTGGACTTCCACGTTCTATCTACTCTACAACATCAATTAAGGCAATTGGACCTATTTCAACCATTAAATTGGTGAATCCAGGTGGATTCTATCAGAAATTACCTATCGTTACTGATATTGCGTCTAACAGAGAGATTGAAAAGGTTCGTATCACCAATGGTGGTACTGAATATGTTAATGGTGTGTACTATAACGTACCTATTTCAGGAGATGGAGAAGGTGCAAGTTGTAATATCACTGTTACTGATGATGGAGACTTCACTGGTGTTATCACTAGCGTTGTTTTAACCTCTGCTGGTAAAGGATATACAACAGCATCTATAGATATTGACTCTATTTCTGGAATTCTTGGACCTCTACTTGCTGGTTCAGGTGGTATTCTTGATGTTGTGATTCCTTCTGAAGGTTCAGGTGCTTCTGTATTCCTACAAGGTAAGAGTATCGGACGTATCAAGAAACTTAAGAACAACGAATTTGGTTTCGGTTATTCTCACGACTATACTTTGAGACCTGAAATCACTTTCCCAGTGAACCTTCAGTTGTTTAATACCGCTATTCTTGCAGAAATCAAGATCACAAACCCTGGTTCTGGTTACACCTCTACACCTGCTGTTGTTATTTCTGGTGGTGGTGGATCAGGTGCTGCTGCTGAAGCGATCGTTAAGAATAATCGTCTTAGTGAAGTTATCATCAAAGATCCTGGTGCAGGATACAGTTCTGAACCTTCAGTCACACTTAAGTCAGAATTTAACTACGTTGTTAACATTGACCTCGGTTACCTACAGTTTAACTTCCCACACGGTATTACGACTGGTGCTGAAATCCAGTTGAGAGCAGAAGATCTTGGATCTACAGTTGGTATTCTACCAAAACCAAGTTCTGCTGGTTTGGTCAGTCTATCTTCTACTCAGACTTACTATGCTATTGCTGGAGAGGCAAATGGTCTTGAATCTGACCAACTTAGAATCTCACTTACTAAACTTGACGCTGAATCTGGTTCTTACATCACATTCTTGACACAAGGTGAAGGTAGACAGATTCTCTTAACCGAAGTGTTTGGTGGTCAAGCAACTGCTATCGTTGAAACATCTCGTTTCTTAGAAGGTGAACTTGTTTATCAAGGTTCTTCACTTGAACTTGCATCTGCTACAGGTTATGTTTCTACTAACCAAGGTTGGCAGATTGGACCTAGAATCCTTAAACTTGAGAACTATGACGGTGTTTGGACCCCAGGTGAGCGTGTAACTGGTGAAGTTTCTCGTGCTTCTGGTTTGATTGATAACCTTTCAATCGCTCGTGGTACTCTTAATATTGACTCACTAACTAATACTCCAGGTCAGTTTATCGATGACGTTGGTAAACCATCTGAAATCGTTCAGAAAATTCAAGATAGTTACTTCTATCAGAACTTCTCCTACGTTATTAAGTCTGAAACACCTATCAACCAGTGGAGAAAACCTGTACTAGAAACAAACCACCCTGTTGGATTCAACCTATTTGGTGAACTATCAATCACTGGTGGTAAGGATATTTCTGGAAGAAAGGTTGTATCTGATCTTGTTAAAGAAGTTAATATCAACGCATTCACTAATATTAACCAGATTACATCATTTGCTAACGCACAACCAATATACACACAATTTAATAACACTGAAGTCCTATTCAGACAGAAGAGACTTACTAACTCTGAGGAAATTCTAACTTCTATCGTTAAGAAGATTGATAACATTTCCGAAGACTTTGATGGTATCAGAACTCAATTCCCACTGAATGTTGAGGGTGGTTCTATTACTGCGACTGAAGATCAGATGTTTGTTCTTCTTAATGGTGTCGCACAGGCACCTGGAGATTCATTCTCTACAGCAGGTCCTTCTATTGTATTCTCTGAACCTCCAAAGGCACCTTCTAGAATTAAGTTCAGAAATATTACATTCACTCAACTTTTAATTACTCGTGTTCAGTTCTCTGAACTCGGTGGTATCTTCCCCTTAGTTGGTAACAGGGTCAGAGGTATTATCTCTGAAGCAACTGGTATTGTTGTGGATTCTGGTACTGACTACATTGACCTTCTTAATATTGAGAACGGACCAAGCGGAGGATTCCAAGAGGGCGAATTTATTCTTAACAGTGCTACTGGATTTAACTCTAGAATCGGTGATTCTGGAGAAGGAACTGGTGGTATCTTCCCAGTTTCATCTAAGACAATCTTTGAACAGGGTGAGAGAGTTACTAACTTATCTGGTAAGTTTGCAATCATTGAGGAGAACAACCTTGATGAAGGTAACATCAATACCTCTCTGGTTGTTTCTAGAACATCTGGTACTTCTAAGTTTGAAACTGGTGAATTTGAGATCAAGTTCAATGACATAATCTACTCTGCAAGATCTAACATTGCAGCAACTGTTTCTGCTATCTCACCTTATCAGGATGAAATATCTAATCAGATTATCGATACTGTTGACCTTTCACCTTCATCTAGTTTCTTTGCTCTTGTCTTCCAGAGAGTTCCTTCAATCACATTCCCGAACGTCATTCTTGATGACATCGGTGAAACTGTTATTAACCCAACTGAACTATACGATCCTGAGACAACTAACAACCAAGACTTCCTAGATTTCGAAGCAGTTAGAAACCAAGAGATTCGTTACGACAGTCTAACTGGTAATGACTTTGCACCTGGAACAAATATCAGACTTAAGAAGATCTACTTCGGTAACTCTTCTATCAGAACAGTACACGATACTCGTGCTAATAACGCTGCTGAAGCGATTGTGAAGAATAATCGCTTCATCGCTGAAGAAGCGGTGGGCAGAATGTTGGCTTTCTACCCCTCCTTTACCATTCCTACAGGCAGTGCTAATTGTGAGGATGACATCGTTGATATGCTCAACCTAATTGCTTGGCAACTTGAGCACGATGGTAACTCTGAAGTCTGGGATGCTGCAAACTTCTATGTTCAGAATAATACTGTCTATCACGTTGGTGGACAGGAAGCACAGACTGTATATGCAATGAATGCTGCGAGAGACCTCGCTAACCAGTGTATTAATATGGTTAACATCACCACAGAGCACACAACGTTGTCTCAGTGGAAAGATCTTACCATCACTCCAGAATATGAAGTTGTAAGCAACAGTCACGGTGACGCTAGAACCTTGTTACTTGCTAACAAATGGTACATTGCTTACGAAGCACTTCATTATGCTAAGACTCAGAACCCAGGATATAACGTATCTGGTGGAGATGAGCATTGTCTATCAGACATCGTTGATGTTATTGAAGCACTTGCTTATAACGTTGCACACGGTGGTAACGATTTCATCTGGGAAGCAACAGACAGAATCCTTCATTATGGTGTGACATCTGGTGATAGAGACACTATTGTCAACTCCTTTACTAAGGCAAAGGCAATGTCTCTCGATATTATGAGAAATATTGCTGTCACTAAGGTAGGATCACACGGTTGGAACCAAGTAACTATTTCTATCACTGCTGACACTGCGTCTCCGACCTGTCAGGCGGTTGCTGCTGCCATCACTACACTGATGGACATTCTGATTACAAACCTTGGTACAACTGCATCTCCAGGCACTAGAGCGGCATTCCAAGCAGCAGTTACATCAACTGCACCTCAGGCAGACTACTCACAAGGTAGAACTACAATTCCTAATGTAAATGCTTGTGTTGCTCAAACATCTGCTGTTGCAAACTTCTTCAAAATTGTTACTGACACCTTACAAGATCCTACTGGTGCTAATCCTGCAACTTATCAGTGGTCTATTAGTAATGTTCCTAGAATTGCACCAGCGTACACCTTCACTGAAGGTGAGACAATCCGTTCTATCAAGCATTCTTATAAGGACAAATCATCTGGTGGATTCTTCAACTTCGGTCAAACACTGAAAGGTATATCTTCAGGTGCTGTTGCAGAGATCATCGGAACCAACGCTGGTTCTAAATGGGCATATACAAAAGGTGTTACTGGTGCATTCACCACTGCTGAGTACATCACAAACTCCACAATCACTTATAACAACGTTACTGTTGATAAGTTGAACCCTGGAACTGGTACAGGATCACTAGATTTCTCTGGTACATCTTCTAGAATCAACCACGCTTCTAATGCCGCCTTTGCTTTTGGTACTGGTGATTATACGATCGAGATGTGGATCTATCCTACAACTGTATCTGGAACACAAAGACTTATTGATTTCAGAACTGCATCCAGCAGCAGTGCTGGTTCAATCTTCTTACAGGGTACATCACTGAAGTTTGGTATTGCCACAACTGACCATATCACTGCTGCAGGTGCTATTCCTAATGCAAATCAGTGGTATCACATTGCTATTTCCAGAGCATCTAATGTGACCAAACTGTTCGTTGCGGGACAACAGGTTGGATCAGATTACACTGACGCTTCAGACTATGGTAATAGTCCTATCAGTGTTGGTGCATCTTGGAACAATGGTGAGACTTTCACAGGTAATATGGATAACCTTATTATCAGAAAAGGAACCGCCAGCTATTCTAGTGGGTTTATACCCCCCACCGTTTATGATTTCCGTGCTCTTGACATCTCGTTTGGTTTCAACGGAGAAGCACCATTCCCAATAGAACTCTCTGCTGTCTACGCGACATATGAACAGACTATCATCTCTTCTGCTAATGCCGATGGAGTAGAACTCTGGCGTGAAGAGATTATGACAGAGGAAGTTGATGTTTCTCGTGATGCTTATAGAGACTGTGGTGACATCATCTATAAGAACCGTTATTGGATCGCTGAAGAAGCAGTTGGTAGAATGAAGGCGAAATATCCTGCATTTAATATTCCAGGTGACACAGGTACTTCAACTCAAGGTACTGATAAGTGTATTCGCGATACTCATTCCTTTATAATCCCTGCTATTATCGATGACCTTAAGTTGGGTGGTAACTATCACACAATCGTTGCAGGTAGAGGATACTTGGAAGGATCTGGTGCTCTGAAGCATATCAACGGTGAACTTCTACAGTCAATCTACACTTGGCGTGAAGTTGGTAAGATCTGTAATGACATCATCACTAAAGATGCAACTGATCTGACTGGCGAGTACACAAACAGAATTAGAGTTCCTAATTATTTCGCATCTCCTGCAGCATCTACAATTACAGGTTTCATCTCTGACTTGATTGACAATATGTTGGAAGTTATGTCTCCAACAGGAGATAGATTTAGAGATGGTGCTGATCTTCTTTACTTCAACCGTGGTGTGATTGCTGATGAAGCAGTCTCTATGATGGAGCAAGAATGGAACGTTATGGTCAACTTTATCCAGATTGATAAGATTGACATTCCTAGTAGAGAGAAGTGTGTTAGAGACATTAGAGATCACATCGTACCCGCTGTTGCAGGTGACTTGATCACTGGTGGTAACTCTAATATTCAGGGTATGATTGATTCTTATCTTGATTCACAGAGTAATATTAACTATATTGAGCACGAATTGCTTGCAATGCTTGATGCTCTTGAGCACGTCAAGTTCCTTGCAAATAAAGCACTTCAGAACCTCTTGGTAGGTAGAAACGAGAACATTGCTAATATTGTAGGTACAACTCCTAATACTATCGATGATTTCTATCAACTTCAGTATAGTGACCTGACTGCATACAGAAAAGAATATGATGCTACTGTCAACTACGATCTAACTGGATCAGTAATTACCGAAAGCACATTCTATCCTCCCGATCCTAAGATCTTCCAAGGATCACATAGAGCACTTGATTCTGCAAACATCATTGAAAGAAATGCTCGTACTATTGCTGCTGAAGCAGTTGACATTGTAACTAAGACATCAGCATTCAAGCATTACAACTTCAGAGTTCCTGGTGGTAAGGTTCATTGTGAGGATGACATCGTTGATTTCATCAACTCTGTTGCTCACGATTTGAGATTCTCTTCTAACAGTGAAGTATATGATGCTGCAGCACTCTATCTGAATACAGATATGGGTCTCAGTCACGTCACTGGTCAATCACAAGAGACAATCTACGCTTATAAGATGGCGAGAGATATGTCAGTTCTCGCGATCCGCAATAAACTTGGGTTTACTCCCTTCGAAGATGTCAGTGCTGGTGGTGGCGGTGGAAATGCTATTGGTGGTGGAGTTCCACGTGGTGATTATGATAGTAACGCTACTACTAATAAGGACTACGACGCAGGTAATGAGATCCTCAATAATATGAGATTCATCGCTTCTACTGCTGTAGGACGTGGATATGCTCAATACCCTAACCTTACATTTGGTGGTTATGGTTACCAGTCTTGTATCGATGATGTTATTGACATCCTTGAAGCAATGGCGTGGAACCTCAAGCACGGTGGTAATAATAAGGTCTGGTATGCAACTGAGTTCTATATCACTGATGCAAACGCTATCCAGCACATCAATTCACAGGCTACTGAAGTTAAGTACATCTTCGAACAGGCACGTGACATCGCTATTGAGGTGATGAGACAGCAGTTAGTTAATGTTAATGGTTACACTGAAGGTTATCCTCAATATGATAATGGTATTACTATTGACTCTAGCAGTTCAACAACTGGTCAGTTAACTCCTACAAACGCAACTTATAATGCAGCAACAGGTGATTTGGTCTTAACTAAGACTGGTCACGGTCTGGTGACAGGTGACGCTGTTCAGATTGCAACTTATGCATTGAAGTTTACTTGTGACTTTGACAGTAATCAATCAGAGCATACTTATCCAAGACCTCTTGATCCTTCAAACGGTGCTCTTCTTCCAGTCACATCTTCTAATTCTTCTACATTTACAGTCAATGTTGGTACAACTAGTAACGTTAACTACGATGTAACGAACGCAATATACAATGAAACAACTGGTGATATGTTCCTTGACATCGGTTCCAACACCTTGGATGTTGGTAGACACGTCAAGTTACCTGACAATGCAGTTACATTTACTTGTACTAAGGATGGTAATGCTACTAACCATTCATATCCTCGTGCCACTGACTATGCATCAGGTAAATCTCTAACTGTTCTTGAGATTGGTGATTCTGAATTTACTGCAACTAATGCAGCATATGTTCCTGCAACTGGTGTTCTAACTCTTACGGTTCCTAACCACGGGTTCGCCAACGGGGACAACGTTCAGATTGTTAGCAACTCCCTGAACTTCACTTGTGATATGGACAACAACTATACTGTTCATTCATATCCTCGTGTATCTGATCCTGCTGCTAACAAGTACCTTCCTATTGGAAACGTTGCTACAAATACATTTACTGTAAACGTTGGTACTACAGGCACAGTTAACTTCACGCCTTCAAACGTTGCATACAATCCCGTTACAGGATTGATGATCTTGACCCTTGGTAATGGTCACGGTCTTGTTACTGGTTCACATCTTAAGATTCAACCCAATTCACTTACATTTACTTGTGAGGAAGACGATAACGCAACCAACCATTCGTATCCTAGAACTACAACTACAACTCATACAGTTACTGATGCTGCTTACAATGGCACATCTGGTATTATGACGCTGACTATTCCTCAGCACGGGTTCTCTAATGGTGATCAAATTAAGATTGCTGATAATGGAGTTACATTTACTTGTGCTCAAGATGGTGATGGATCTAACCACGCATATCCAAGAAGCAGTGACCCTGCATCAGGATCTTGGTTGGAAATCTCTAACGTAACTGCCAATACCTTTAAAGTTCAGGTTCTCCTTTCTGATGGTATTCCTTCAACTAACGTTACTGCACACACCTTTGTTTCAGCAACATCTGGTGGTGTTACTTGGAAGAAGGATAGAGCATACGATGTTCCTCTTGAAGTTACTGCTGCAACTGCAACTACAGTCACAGTCAACGTTCTTGCTTCTGGCAGAACTCCTTCAACCAACACAACTTCTCATACATTTGTAAGTGCTACACCTAACGCAATCTCTGCTGGTGGTAACTACACTCACACATTTACCAGTGCAGTTGCAAACGGAATCAAGTTTAAGAATGGTCGAATCAAGGTTAATGTTAACCCTTCACCTTCTAGTGAACAGTATCCTCATACATTCGTATCCGCTGTATCTAATGCTGTACAGGGTGGTGGTAACTATAACCACACGTTCGTTAGTTCTACAACTAATTCAATCAGTTGGATCACAGGTGGTGGTGGAGCAACAAGATGTGCTACTCAAGCATCTGCTATCACAACATTGATGGGAATCACTGTAGATCTGTTCAACAGTGGTACAAGTAACCCACAAAATTACATAGATGGCATCTCACGTACGCTACCAGGCGAGTGGCCACTGACAGGTGAACGTGCCGCTGTTCGTGATCTCACTATCACATATGATCAGGCAGGATCTGGTGCTTGTAATGTTGAATCCTCAACTATCAGTTCTCTATTCGACATCGTTATTGGTATTGTTAAAGATGCTGCTGCTGGAAATGGTAGTTACTTCACTAACCAAGGCATTAGTAGAAACGCACCTGTATTAAACAACACTCTACTGTTTGGTGGTGGTGTTTGCTACAACGTAACATCTGCTTCCAACATTCTGTTTGATCTTCTTGAGGATACATTAGGATCTGCTCCTGAAATGTATCGTCAGGCATCACGCATACTTTCAATCAATGATCTCTATATTAATAGAGAAGCATATTATAAGACAGTGAACCAGTATTCTGGATACACTGGTGATCAAACATTTGGCGATATAATCAGAAAAGCGTACATTTATGACTTGTTGACTGATAGTAACGCTAAAACAATCGAACTAATTAATACTTGGTTTGATGCCGAGGGTAATTTCGTCGCATTCCCTAATATCTTTAGAACCTATCTAATCTTCCACGCGACAGCAACCACAGATATGATCACACATATCCTTTCTGGTACTGCTCCCGAACCTGGAACTTACAACTTCGAACCTCTCTACAAAGATAGAGAGATGCGTCCTACGATGACTGCTGTACATAAGATTCAGCAGTTGTGGCATTTGGTATATACTGCTCTTGCAGAATCGAAGTTGCCAACTGTTTACCTCAAACAAACAATTGACGTTGGTGTTGATGTAAACTCTGACGGTTCTATCTCTAAAAACAATCATCCATTCGAAGCATATGACCGAGTTAATTACACTGTCTTGGGTACAAATATTGTGGAACTTGACAGGGAGTCGTACTACATCCACCCAGACACTACTTCTTCCAAAATCTACTTGGCAGAATACATTGATGGAGACAAACTTACATCTCTAACACCTGGACTTCCAGGAGAAATTCATACACTTGCAATCGCGAGAGAGACTGGTATCAATAGGATTCCAACCACATATGGCGATCGTATTATTCCTACACCTACATCTGGTGGTATTGAACCTGCTGATATATTCTACGGAACATCATCAGGTGCATATGCTGAAGTTATCAGAATTCAAGATAACCTCGCTGCTGTTAACTACAAGGTTAAGTACCTTCCTATCACCGTTACAAGTAGTGGAACTCCATTCACTAACGGAGAGATGATTGTTAAGACTGGTGCTTCAGCAAACACTGGTAAAATTATCGCAACTGACAACTCAACTTACATCAAGGTAGAGATGACAGGTGGTGATTTCATCGCTTCTGACAATATCGAAGGAATCACAACAGGTGCAACTGCAACTGTGAATGCAGGAATTCACGATAGAGCACTGGTCAACTTCAAGCAAGGTGAGTTTATTGCTACTGACATCCTTTATTCTAAGGAAGATACAGGTAAAGCAAACGCCCTTATCGTTAGAAACAATGATGGTTCTCTAGTCGATAACCAATCAGGTAGAATTACCTACGACATTGAAACTGTTGTTGGAGAATTTGCTCCTAACGATGTTATCTACGGTTCTGTTACCGATCAGATTATCGAAGTTGAAGCATTCACACTCCTTCCTGGATTTGGTGAATACATCCACTCCACTGAAATTACTTCCTTCGTGTACGCAGGATTGATTACTGACACTGGTGTTACTGATACATTCCAAGTTGGTGATGTTCTACAACTCCAAAACTCAGGTCAGTCTGTTGGTCACACATTCGTTGTTACTGAACACGACCTTGATAACAATACAATCTTCCTAGCAAATGAGACTGGACGTTTCGTAAGTATCGGTGATAACCTTTCATCTATCGCAAACGACTCAGCATATCAACTTGCTAAGATTCCACCTGGATCTAACTTCCCATCTGTTTATACATCTGGTATTACACAGGTCAATATCACCACAACATCTGCCTACGGTAAGATTGAGAAGATCCAACAAATCGGTCTTCGCTTGATTATTCACCTTGGTGATACTTCTGGTACATTCCTCAAGAATGCTCAGATCATTGGTGATGCAGGATTCAGAGCAGCGTGTTCAGTCGCTAAGACCCTACGCGGGCGTGTGAAGAGATTCTTCAGAGGATTTGATGGTGTTCAGCAGAACTTCAAGTTAACACAAGAAAACGGTACTGCATACTTCCCAGATCCAGCAGGTCATATGATGATCTTCGTGAATGGTATCCTCCAACCTCCTGGTGGTAACAACGCTTACACAGCATTCTCTGACAACATCCAATTCACTGAAGCACCTGCTGTTGGATCTACATTCCACGGTGTGTACGTCGGTAAGTTGAGACAGTTGGATGACATCTCATTCGACTTTGACTCCTTGAGGAACTCCTTCAACTTGAAACTTGGTGGTGTGTTCTACTCACTTACACTAACTGATGGTGTACAGTCCAACACTATCCTCCCTGAAAACAATATCATCTGTCAGTTGAACGGTGTTATTCAGGAACCTGGAATTGGTTTCGAGATCGTTGGTTCTAGAATCATCTTCTCTGAAGTTCCTCGTGCAGGTTCAACCTTCGTCGCCTTCTCTTACATTGGTTCTGACGTTGACGTTATCGCGGCAACCGTTGTTCCTCCAATCGAATCAGGTGACATCCTACAGATCGAAGGTGAGGACGAGACTAGAGAGGTTGCTCTAATTGAATCTTCTAACTCACTAATCACATTCGAATATTCGGGTGCTGTTAAGGGACGTAATGGAGACGCTCTTGCAATCATCGAGAAAGGACGTGTTACAGAAGCAATCCTTACAAACTCTGGTGATGGTTACGATTCACGTCCTAACGTGGATGTGATTTCATCCTCAGGTTTTGGTGCACGCATCAAGGCACTTGTTGGTCTTGCACGTGTTGACGTGAAGAACGCAGGTCAAGGTTATGCACAACCAACAATCAATGTGAACACCACTGTTCCTGATAACTTCTTCGCACCTTCAGGTGTTGGAGTCAACGGTGGTATCGACATCTATGATCCAAACTACGTTCCTCCAGGTCAAGATCAGGCACAGGGTGAGCAAGCAATCGTCATTGAATCACAACCAGTTAACACAACCGTTAACCAAGGTCAGGTGGCATCCTTCACCGTGATCGCGTCTACTAACCCTGCTGGTGGATCAATAACCTATCAGTGGCAGAAGAAGAACTACGGTGAGAGTGACTGGAATAACGTCAATGGTGCTACATCTCCTACATTCACTTCTCCTGCTACTACACAGGCAGATGGTGGAGATGAATTCAGATGTGGACTCACCGCTGCTGGAGCAACACCAACACTTTCTAACGCTGCAATTCTTACAATTAACATAGGAGCAACTACTGTTGACAACTTCACACCAGACCAAATCTTCGACGATAACTAAATAATGGAAGATGAAGGATTCTATTGCGAGTTAAAGATGGGAATAGACGCTCTTCGGATGCTCTACTCCCATTTAGATTACTCGATAAGAATGTGGCCAGGATCACCTGCTCGTCCCGCTGAGGAGCAATTGTTTCTGGATTCATTAAAGAAGCAAACTTTTGCGATGATTTGTGAATATAACCTTTCTGAAATAGACTAATGGCAGCAAACGGACAGTACAACGCAGTAACAGATGTTCTGACTATCACAGGTAATGGTCTTCCAACGCCTGTGCTTTCTGGTACTTTCCCGAATAGTGATAATTCTAATACAATTACATCATATACTTTCTCACATAATTTTACATATAGAGGTGGAGATGACACAGTTGCTTCAGGAACACTTCCTGTAGGGATCGTTGGTATCAGTGCTAACGGTGTTGCTATCTACAATGCCTCAGGTGGTCCAGATGGCACTCCACCACAGGGTTTTAACTGGGTTGGATCAGCAACAAACACTGCTGTTGACTTTGGTGAAGACAACTGTGGAGGTTATCCTGAAACCACAGGACAATATCATTATCGTGATTCGCATTTCTTGAACTGCTGGAAAGCAAATCAGGTAATGTCAAACTATAATGATTACTACGGTTCTACTCAATATCAAAGTGACAATATGCGTCACCCTGATGGTCACTCTAAGATCATCGGTTTTTGCTTTGACGGGTATCCTATTTACGGACCATATGGATATGATAACCCGACTGATAATACATCAGCGGTTAAAATTATGGTCACAGGGTATAAGATGCGTGATCAGATTGCTGTCAATAGACCTGCATATGATTCAACATACCCTAAAGGTGCATTTATTCAAGACTATGAATACAATGCTGATATAACTGGAAGAAATCTTGATGCATATAACGGGCGTTATTGTCATACTCCCGAGTTTCCGAATGGTACCTTTGCGTACTTTATGTCGATTCACGACGATCTTTCGGATGATAAGACTTATGTTGTCACTGTTAGTGCAGAAAGTGATGGCAACAAATACAGACTTGATGGCGTTTTATATCCTGACATAACCTTTACCAAAGGTTCTACCTATACATTTGATCAGTCAGATCCCTCAAACGCTTCACACAATATTCGTATCTCAGCAACCTTGAACGGACCTTGGAACCTAGGTACAGAATACAATTCAGGAGTAACATATTTTGGAACTCCTGGGCAGGCGGGTGCTAAAACTGTAATTACAGTACCCCAAGATGCACCTGCAAATCTATATTACTATTGCCTGAATCACTCAGGTATGGCGAACAATGCGATCGGTACTGTGATCGCAGATATGAGTTATGAACCTAAATTTCCATTCATCTTTGGTTTAGTATCAAAACAGCAGGTTAATGTTCCTGCAAACCAAGGTATCCAACAAGAGTCATCTAGTGGAGGAGGAGATTCAGGTGGTGGTGATGATACTGAACCACCCAATATTATTATTAACAGTCAACCGACCAATGCAACTATTGCTAACGGTGGATCACAAACATTCACTGTTCTGGCAGAAGTCCAACCGCAAGCAGGAATTATAAATTATCAGTGGCAGGTCTCTACTGATGGTGGGTTTGCTTGGTCTAATATTACTGGTGCTACTTCAAATACTTACACTTTGGTAGCACTATCTTATATGACTGGTTATAGATATAGAGTAGTGCTAATAGGTCCTGTTGGTGAATCTCAACAGGCACTAAACTCACCTCTAGCATCTAATCTGAGTATCTTAACTGTCACTGGTGGAACCAGTGGTACAGATACATCAGGTGTTTTAAAATGGGATAGTAATATAGGACGATACGATATGACCGCCGTTCCTTTTGATAGGGATAATAACAATCCCGACTTCACTACATCGAACGTTAGATTTGACTTGACTAATTTTGAGTTCGACCTCACATAAATAAAACTGTAGAAAAACCCCACCGCTATGGCTAAGCAAAATCTTAACATTGGTGTATCGGCAAACGATGGCACTGGTGATACCTTAAGAGATGGTGCTATTAAACTCAACAATGTTATTAATGAGTTATACACCTATCTTGGAGACAATACTAATCTGCAAATTAGTGTCGGAAGTCCGTCAACTAATCAGGTTCTAAAATGGAATGGTTCAGTATTCACTGAAGGTCAACTTTCTGTTTCCAATCTTACCGATATTGATGTTAGCGGTGTCAGTAACGGTCAAGTTCTGAAGTGGAACGAGGCAAATGCTCGTTGGCAAGCAGGTGATGATCTACAAGGTGGTGGAGGCGGTGGTTCTTCGATCACTAATCTTTCTAACAACGGATCGGGTAACGTTGTTATTGACACTCATTTTCTACCAAACTCGGATGCAACCTATGATCTAGGTTCACCCTCACTGAAATTCAGAGACTTGTACCTTGATACATCCACCATTTGGATGGGAGATACTGGTATTTCTACTGACACAGTAACACAAGAATTAAATCGTAGAAAGAGACAAGAGCATACTGTTAATAGTATTGACACTGGTGCTACCAGAACTATTGCATCAAAACTTGCTTCTGAAGATTCTACTCAAGAAGAGAAGTTTAGACTTAGATTCTCATTAATGAAAGTTGGTACTAAACTCAACATTGAAGATGCAACTGGTGCTAAGGCAACAGTTATGTTTGCTTCCTTCGTTGCTGAGAATGGTGGAGCACGTGGCTATATAACAACAACTGCTGCAGGTGCTGATCAGTCACAAGAATTATCTGTCTCTAGTGCTGTCAAGATTACATCCTACAACCGTATGGTTTCTGAGGATGAAGGAGGCAACATTGAGTTGGGTGGACAATCACTGAAGTTCGCTGCAGGTAAAGAACTTAAATTTAGTAATGACATCCTTGAACTTCCTTCAAACAGTTCTATTCGTTTTGGTGATAGTGGGTCTACGAAAGTCATTGCTATGGACAGTAGTGGTAATTTGGATCTTCCTACTGGTACTGACATCCGTTTTGGCGGTGATGCTGCTAAATCAATCAAATTTGATGGAAGTGGTAACCTTGAAGTTCCAGATACTGCAGAAATTCGTTTCGGATCTGGTGGAACTAAGAAACTAAAGTTTGATGCTTCTAATAACTTAGAACTTCCTACTGATACTGAGATCAAAATTGGAACCAAGAGAATGAAAATTGGTTCCAATGGTGAGTTGGAAGTTGCAAACGATGGTACTACCTTCAATGAAATTGGTGGAGGATTCCAATCTCAGATCAATAATGCTCCTGCAGGTGCATCAATTATTAAGGGATATAATAACGCCACAATTCATAAACCCTCTCCTTGTATCCTGTTCAGATTTACTGCTGCTGGCAGCAGTAGTTACACAGTATCAGGACCAGGATTTCCTGCATCAGGTGGAACCAGTAGTCCTACTGTTGTTCTCTATCGTGGATTTACATATGATCTCCACAACCAAGCAGGAGGAGCACATCCACTAGCAATTAGAACTGCATCAGGTGGATCTGCATATACCACAGGTATTACTGGTTCAAATACAGGTATGCAATCATTCACAGTTCCTATGGATGCACCTAGTACATTGTATTACCAGTGCACAATCCATAGTGGAATGCTAGGAACCCTCGATATTCGTTAAGTAAATGCCAAGAACAGTACCAGGAAGCGGCGCTATTATTGAACCTATCTTTAACTCCATATTTGGGGTTAGAGAGGTTTATGTGGTGGATGGTGGAACTGGATATAATTCTTCCGATCCTCCTCAACTTAAAATCGGTAACTGTGGTACCCCAATTAGAGATGCAGTCTTACAACCAGTAGTTTCAAATGGTCAGATTGCTTCAGTAAGAGTTTTGGATCCTGGTGAAGGGTACGATCCATTTAGAATTGAATTAGAAACAACTGGTGTAGGTAACGGTGCAGTAGCAAAGGCAATCCTGTATGAGCAGGATGAAGTTGCACCTGATGGTACTATCATTGCTCCTGCTGGATCTATTCAATACATACAAGTTTTGTCTAACGGTGACGAGTATTTCTCATCTCCCACAACTGCCGAAGTAAAAGGTGGTGGTGGATCAGGTGCTGAACTCCGTCCCGTTGTTGGTCTTGTTACTGGTTTGTCACTAGAAGTTCCTGGTGCAAACTATGAGTTGGGAGACATCAATTTAGTTGTCTCTGGTGGCGGGGGTCAAGGTGCAACTGGTGTTGCAGAAGTCGATGAATTTGGTGTTATCAAATCTGTCGATGTTTCTAACGTCGGTGAGTTCTATGAAACTGCACCTACGATCTTGCTTAATGGAGGTGGTGGATCTGGTGGTACTGCAAAAGCAAATATCAATTTAGGTTCTATTACAACTATTGATGTTGTTAATCCTGGAGGCGGTTATTCATCTGCTCCTCAAGTGTTATTCACGAGGAACACCGACCTTACTAAACAGGCACGTAACCGTCAATCTTATAATTCAAATCTATATAACATATCTGGTCTACTTGCAGATGTAGATGAGAACGATCAAACAATCTATGTACAGACGACTACTCCTTATCCTGGTTCAGGTAAGATTCTTATCGGTAGAGAGGTTATTAGATATACAGGTAAAACACTTACCTCATTCACTGGTTGCGACCGTGCTCTTAACTTCCGATACGATCAAAAGGTTCTGATAGATTCATTAGCAAATGATTCTAACGGTGTCTCAGGATATACCTTTAACGTGGGAGACAGGGTTACTAGAACAACAGAAAGTTCCAGTAATAAGATTGCGAGAGTATATGATTGGGTCCCATCTGAGAGAGCGCTCTACCTCGTCTTCGAGGTTGATGAACTTGCTTTCATTGATGGTGGATCTTCTCAAGTTAAATCACAGGTGATTGACTTCAGTGGTGGTGTTGCTTCAGCAACTTCCACTGGTGTTGAACCTCACGTTCTGATTGACCTTGCAGATTCTAGAATCATTACCTTGACTGTTCCTATTAGTTACATTCAAGATAAAGCATTCGAAGATGATGATGAAGTTGGTGGTCTCGGGGATGGTATTCCCGATTTGATCAATACAAACACTGACTTCCAAGGAGAGATAAGTCTTGATGGTGGTATTGCATCATCACTTTATGGTATTGAGGAAACCGTTGGTGGTACCAATACTACTCTGTTTGCGATTGGAGACCAAATGACTGATGGTTCCAGTCCTCCATTATCTCCTACAGTTTCCATTGCTGGAGAACTAGGAGATGGTGATTTGCACCCTGCTGAGGTGCAATTTAAAATGCGTAGCACTGACCCTGTTAATGGTAACTTTACAGTTGATGAAACTGTTACGGGATCCATCACAGGTATTACTGCGACTGTGAAATCTTGGGATAATGCATCCAAAACTTTGGTAGTTAAAACAGTTGTTGCAAACGCTGGAAACTATCTTTGGAATGCTAACGAAACTCTCACTGGCGGTTCGACAGGAGTAGTTGGTACACCCTTGAAAATTGAATATCTTTCATACATTAGAAACGAACCAGACTAACCCCTATAAATAAAGAGAAGGTAGAAACTGTCCAATGGCACTACTCACTGACCAATTTAGAATTTTTACTGCGGAAAAATTCATCAAATCACTGGAAGGTCCTGACAAGAACCAGAGTGACATAGCTGCTGGTGCAAACAGAGATCGTCTGTATGTGTACATTGGGCGTCCTCAGGAATGGGATAACGAGAATAACCCTCCGACCCCCGTTGACTCTTTCCAAGAGTTTTCTGATTCATTCGATGATATGATCTCGATGAAGCGTGTTCTTGCGAACGACGCTGTTCAGGTTATTCGTCGTATTGACTGGATCCCACCCGAGCAAACCACTGGTGGTTTGGGTTATGTGTACGATATGTATCGTCACGATTATTCATCCAGTAAGACTGCATCGTCTGGTGCTACCAAACTGTATGATGCTGACTTCTACGTTGTTAACTCATCTTATCAAACGTATAAGTGCATTTACAATGGAACATCACCAAGTGATCCTAACGGTAAACCATCAACGGTTGAACCGACAGGTACATCTACATCTATTATCACAACTGCTGACGGTTATCGTTGGAAGTATATGTACACGATCCCTGTGGGTCAGGTACTGAAATTCTTCTCAGGTGATTATATGCCTGTGTTGATTGATACTGCTGTTGTGTCTGACGCTGTTGGTGGTGAGATTGACACTGTTGTTATCCAATCTGCAGGTTCTGGATATAACAACGGTACATACGAGAACATCCCAATCAAAGGTGATGGAACTGGTGGAAGAATATCTGTTGTGGTTGACGGTGGTCGTATCGTCTCTGCTACTGTAACTTCTGGTGGTGCCAACTATTCCTTTGGTAAAGTCATCATTGATGAGATTAACGGTATCGGTGCTGGTACTGGATCTGGTGGTGCTATCGACGTTATCATTCCTCCGAAAGGTGGACACGGTTCAGGTCCCCAAATTGAATTGGGTGGGTTCCGTACTATGATCAACACTAAGTTCACATACGATGAAGGTTCTGGAGATTTCCCAACTGATAACGATTACAGACGTATCGGTTTGGTTCTGAATCCTCTGAAGTATGGTACTGAAGAATTGGCAGACGCTATTACTTTGTCTGCTACTAACGCTGTGATTTTCGCGCCAGATTTCACAGGTTCATTTAATACTGACGAAATTATTACTCAAACTCGTACTGTTGGTGGTCAACAAGTGACTGCTAGAGGTCGAGTTGTATCTTGGAACTCAACAACAAAAGTTCTTAAGTATTACCAAAACAGAGTTGACGGTATCTTCCCTGAAATCTCTGGTAATAAAACAGTCTTTGATGGTGGTAACACCGTTGTTGGTTCAGGTTCTGGTACTTCTGCCGACCCTGATATTAACTTCCCTATCGTACCTGGTGAAGCAACTCGTGTTATTAATAACACTGAGTATGACTTAGGTATGTCTTTCACTTCTGGTTACGCCAAATCCGAGGTGAAAAAGGACTCTGGAAAAGTCATCTACATAGACAATAGGAGAGCAATCTCCCGTGCTGGCGACCAAATTGAAGACATTAAGATCGTAGTAGAGTTCTAAACCAATGCCTCAGAATACCAATCTGAATATCGCTCCTTATTTCGATGATTTCGATAAGGCGAATAATTTTTACCGAGTGCTGTTCCGCCCTGGGTACCCTATCCAAGCTCGTGAACTAACGACGCTTCAATCTCTGATGCAAAATCAGGTTGAGTCGTTTGGTACGCATATGTTTAAGGATGGCAGTATGGTCATCCCTGGTCAGATTGGTTATGACCTTGATGCTAAAGCAGTTATCCTCCAAGGATCATTCTTGGGTGCAGACGTTGAACAATATAGACAACAAATTACTGGTAAAATTATTGAAGGTCTTACCACTGGTATCAAAGCAAAAGTTATATTCAGTATTTCTTCTACTACATCTGAGCGTGGTTATATTACATTATACGTTAAGTATCTAACATCTGGTGGTTCAGATTCAGATACAAGAGAGTTTGTTGATAACGAACAGTTGATTTGTGCTTCTGAGATTACTTATGGTAACTCTCTGATTGAGATCGGCACTCCTTTCTCTCAGTTGCTTCCTACTAACTCTACTGCTGTAGGTTCTACTGCTAGTATTGCTAATGGTGTTTACTTTATTAGAGGACACTTTGTAGATGTTCTTGAACAGACTATCATTCTTGATCAATATGCAAACAATCCTTCTTATAGGATTGGTCTAGAAATTTTCGAATCTATTGTTACTCCAGAAGATGATCCAAATCTAAACGATAATGCTACTGGTACTTCCAACTATTCTGCTCCTGGTGCTCACAGATTTAGGATCAGAACCAGTCTAGTTAAAAAAGTTATCGATGATGATACTGATAAAAACTTCATCGAACTTTTAAGAATTAATAAATCTCAGATTGAAAGTTTTGTAGAAAGATCTGCATATAACGAACTTGCAAAAGAACTTGCTAGAAGAACATTTGACGAGTCTGGTGATTATACTGTTCGTGATTTTGATGTAAGAGTTAGAGAACATTATAATGATGGTTCTAATGGTGGTGTATATCTTCCTGGAGAGACTTCACCTCAAGGTAATAATGCATCTACTGCACACTATGCTGTAGAGATTGGACCTGGTAAAGCATACGTTAAGGGTTACGAATCAGAAACTCTGGTTCCTAGTTTCATTGACTTGATCAAACCAAGAGAAACTCTTGCATTACAGAACTCAATCATCCCGTTTGAGTTGGGTCAGTATATGTTGATGAATAATGTACAGGGGTCCCCTATCATCAACGGTAATAATATTACTGCCAACTATCAAGTTATTGAGTTTAGAGATCAAGCACAAAGTAATAACCTTTCCAGTAATGGTCAGATTGTTGCACTTGGTCGTATTGCTGCATATGAATATCATAGTGGTACTAATGTAACTTCTACAGCAACAGTTTTTAAAGCATATATTTTTGACTTACAACCTCTAACAATCTTTAAAACAGATGCTGCAGTCACACTTACTCAAGGACACGTTATTAGAGGTAGAACTTCTAGGGCAAAAGCATTTGTTGAAGGCGATGTATCAGGTGGTTCAGTATTCAACGTTTACCAAGTTTATGGTTCATTCCGAAATGGGGAGATTCTTGAGCGTGATGGTATTGAAATCGGTACTCTAAACGACCATTTCTCATTCCAAGTTACCGATGCACGTTCAATGATCGGTAGAGATCCAGATACAAACAACATTAGATTTGCTGGAGACCTCATCAACGATGCTCAGGTTGTTATTCTTGGTACAAACTTTAATGTAAGTTCTGCGGGTGCTACTGGTACGTTAACTGGTACACAATCTAACTTCACATTAGACATCAGACCAAATGACATCTTTACTCAGAACGGAGTAAACGCTCTGTTCGCTGATAGAATTAGCACTGTTTCAGGTAATATCGATAATAAGATTACAACTGCTACTACTGCTACCTACTCTGGTAACAATATTCCAGCAGGGGATTATGGATTCTTAGTTAGATTGCGTCCTCAGATTTATGATAGAGAGACTGCTGATCTTATGATCGAGATGCCAAAAGAATCGATCAATAATATTAGTGATGAATCTGCTATTGTTGCACGTTCTTTTGACGACATCACAGTTACTGGTGCTAATGACTTTACGATTTCTTTACCTGCTGATGAACAGTTCCTTGCATATGATAAGGATCACTATCAGTTAGTATCTCTTGCACCTACCCCAGGTACACTGATTGACATCGAATCAAATCTTGCATTTAACACAACTGGTACTCCAAGAACATCATTGACTGTTTCTGGTTTAACTGGTGTTACATCTTGTCGTTTGATTGCTTCTATCTCTAAAAACCAAGCAGAGAAGAAGTTGAAGAATGCTACTCAGATGGAAGTTATGAAGGTTGAGAGAACCACTAACTCATCTGATGCTGTTAAGTATGGTCTTACATATGGTTCATTGTTTGGAACTCGTATTGAAGACGAAGAGATTTCACTTGGATCTACTGACGTTTATAACGTTCACGCCATCTATGAATCATCAGACGATAATGCTGCTATAATTCCCAACCTTCAAATGCAAGATGCAACCATCTTCAAAGAAGGTACTATTATTGAAGGTCAGACATCTAAAGCAAAAGGGCGTGTTGTAAACTTCAACGCTGTTTCATACGTCTGCCATTTTGTATATGAAAACGATACATTCTTCCAGTTAGGTGAAACTATTCGTGGTTTTGATGCTAACGATGAAGTTATCTCTGGTCTTTCAAATGATGCAGAAGGATCTATCGATAATGGTTCTAGAAATATTACTACAGATTTCTTCCTTGATGCTAACCAGAAAGGTCACTTCTACGATATTTCTAAACTTGTTAGGTATGCATCATCAACTAAACCTCTTAGAAAGTTGATGATTGTGTTTGATAGATTCACTCACGAAGCAACGGGTGACTATTTTGCTGCTCAATCTTATGTTGGTATTGACTATGGTAGGATTCCTTCTGTAACTCTTGACGGTGAAACAAGAGAACTTAGAGATGTTCTTGACTTTAGACCTGCCGTTACTCCTGTTCTTTCAGGATCTGGTACTGTAGGTTCACCATACTATGTAAACTGTGCATCACTCGACTTTAAAGATAGAGGATTCTCTTCTGGTGGTGTTGCAAATAATGCTACGGTCATTGATATTCCAAAACCTGAGTCAGATTTTCGTTGTGACTATGACTACTACCTTGGTAGAGTTGACAAATTATTCCTAACTGACCAGCAAGAGTTTAAGATTGCCAGAGGTATTTCTGGTGAGAACCAAGAACTTCCAGGTGATATGGATAATGCAATGCTAATGGCAACATTCTTCCATAAACCATATGGTTATAGTCCTGCAGATGTAAGAATTTCTAGAGAAAACAACCGACGTTTCACAATGCGTGACATCGGTAGAATTGAAAAGAGAGTTGATAACCTTGAGTATTACACATCTCTAAACCTTCTTGAGATGGAAACTGCATCATTCTCTGTTAAGGATGCTGATGGTTTTGATAAATTCAAGAATGGATTCTTAGTTGATAACTTTACATCATTCGATTCTGCTCAAACTAGACACGAAGACTTTGCTTGTGCTCTGGACTTCTCTGAAGGTATCTTGAGAGCGTCTCATTATACAACAAACGTTGCTCTTGAGTATAACGAAGTTGCATCTAATGCTGTTACTAACCATAGTGTTGGTACACTGACTCTCCCATATAACGAAATTCAGTTTATTGTTCAACCTTATGCATCACGAGTTGAGAATGTAAACCCATTCAACGTGTTTGCTTACATCGGTAGATTGGATCTATTCCCATCATCTGACGACTGGGTAGCAGAAGAGAGAGAACCAGATAGAGTTGTGAACATTGAAGGTGACTTTACTGCACAGGTTCAAGCACTTGGTGGTGACACCAACACAGGTTTTGTTCCTACACAGTGGAACTCTTGGAGAACTAACTGGTCTTCCAGTAACAGTTCTTCTTCATCTCAGTTTATGAGAAGAGGTTCTTGGCCGTTTATCAGAAGAATTAACACTAACACCACAAATACTGTTAGTAACCAATCTAGATCTGGTCTTAGAACTAACGTTGTTCCTAGAATTGATCGCCAATCTCTTGGTGATAGAGTTATTGAGCGTACAGTTATTCCTTTCATTAGATCAAGAAATATTGCATTTAAGATCCAGCGTCTGAAACCAAACACCAGATTCTATGCTTTCATCGATAACGTTAATGTTAATTTCTACACAACGCCTCGATTGATTGAAGTTATTAAGAATCCTATTGATGATACAAGAACAAACAATACACCTTTCGTTGTTGGAGAGACAGTAGTTGGTCAGTCATCTGATTGTCATCTCAAGTTGATGGATCCTAACACTGGTTTTGATGATGATCTAAACCCATTTGATTCTAGTGAACTTCCTAGTTCCTATGCATCAACTACACCTCTCCTTAATATCGACACTAAAATTATGTCGGAGACAGTTGCAGGTGCTTACTATGGTAACCCTCTAGAGGGTGAGATCCTTGTCGGTCAAACATCTGGTGCTCGTGCTGTTGTTAAGACTAAGCGTCTTGTTGCTAACACCAACGGTGACCTTGAAGGTATTATGTGGATTCCTAATCCTGGTGTTGACACCAACCCAAGATTTGCTACAGGTACACGTGTTATCCGTCTTACAACTTCATCAACTGACTCTAGAGTTCCTGGTCAGGTTGACTCTGCTGCATCTGCTAACTACGTTGCATCTGGTGTCATCGAGACTAAGCAGACAACTATTCTTGCTGTTAGAAACGCCGATGTTGTTAGAGATACTGTTACTCAAGGTAGAACCGTTAACAGTTCAAGTACATCAACAAGAGACACAGGTTGGTACGACCCTCTTGCTCAGTCCTTCTTGGTTGAGTCTAAAGGTGGTGCATTTATAACTGGTGCTGACTTGTACTTTAATACTAAGGATGAGAGAATCCCAGTATCTGTACAGGTTAGAGAGATGGCAAATGGTTATCCAACCACTAAAGTTCTTGCATTCTCTGATGTTACACTTCTTCCTTCACAGATTAATCTATCTGAAAACGGAACAGTTTCTACTAGATTTACATTCTCGTCACCAATCTATGTGACAGAGAATAGAGAATATTGTTTGGTTGTTCTTTCTGACTCCAACGAATATAAACTCTGGATTTCCAGAATGGGTGAAGATGATATTACAAACGATAGAACGATCTCTGAGCAACCATATGCAGGTGTGCTCTTTAAATCACAGAACGCTTCTACTTGGACTGCTGACCAGTATGAGGATCTTAAGTTTATCCTTCATAAGGCAGAGTTTACAGCAAACTCAACTGGTACTGCTGTATTCAATAACTCTCAACTTGCTATTGGTAATGGTGGTATTAGCAGATTGCGTCACAATCCTATTGAAACACTGAAACCACAACTTAAGATTATTCTTTCTGATCACGTTGCTAACTTTACTATCGGTGCTGAAATTACTCAGACTGATACTAACCCAGTTCCTTCTGCGATCGTTAGAGAAGTTGTTCAAGGTATCTCAGGTTCATCTAACTCTTATATTATTGTTGATGATGTTCAGGGTGAATTTAGAGAAGGTGTTGCATCTGGTGCAAATTACATCTATAGATTGGTTTCATCTAGATCTATTGCTAACATCACTCTGACTGGTGTAACAGGTACATTCACAGTTAACGAACCAATCGTTAATGGTACTGGTGCATCTGGTATGGTTACCGCTTGGAACGCAGGTTCAGGACTCTTAACAGTTAAGTCTGTCACGGGTACATTTGCTCCTGCTGATCCTATCACTCAAACAATCGCCTCTCAGACAACTGGTTCTGGTACGATTGGTTCTGGTGGTGTGGCATCAAGTGGTGATGACATCAATGATTATGCTTCTGCTCCTATCTCATACTTCAACAAAGCAACTGAGGTTACTATTCATCACGCTAACCACTGTATGCACGACGTTGCTAACAACGTGAAGATTGAAGGATGTATCTCAGAAGTTGCTCCTACAATTATTGACTCTGCATACCATACAAACGGTATCACTGCCTCTGACGGTGTGTCTGGTACATTCCAGTTACACGTTGCTGATGCATCTGCATTCCACCCACTTATCAATGGTTCTGCAGTTTCTACTAGTAACCCTGGATATATCATTCTTCGTGATCCTGAAATTGGACAGAAACATTTTGAGATTGTCCAATACAATGGCATCTCTTCAGATGGTAAGATTCTAACTCTACCTTCTGGTTCTCGTGGTCAAGCAGGAACTGCTGCTCTGGTTCACAATGCCAGCACGATTGTTGAATGTTACAACCTTGATGGTATTCCATTAGTAGAAATCAACAAACTTCATACCCAGATTGGTTCACCCACACTTGATACTTACAAGATTGCAGTTACATCTGTTTCTAGCAATGGTATTAGAAATGGTGGATCAAGAGTTACATCAACACAGAATATACAGTTTGAACAGTTCTATCCTCAAATTCAGATGACTGTTTATCCTGAGACTGATGTTGATCCTAGAATTAACGTTGTATCTGCAACTTCTCTCTTGGATGGTAACAATACAAACGAAGCATCATTCATTAATGATGGTGTTTATATCGACTGTATTGCTAACGAAGACAACTACCTTGGATTCCCCAAGATGGTTTGTTCACAAGTTAATGAAGATGCCAAACTATCTGGTTCTAAGTCACTCAACTTCCAGTTGTTGATGAGTACAACTAACAAAAACTTGTCACCAATCGTTGACCGTGATCGTTGTTCACTCATTACAACATCTAATAGAATTAATCAGATTGCTGCTTCTAATTCTAATGCTGAAGATAGAACAGGTGATCTAAACTCAGCAGTGTATATTTCTAAGGTTATGAACCTGCTTCAACCTGCCAACTCCTTGAGAGTTTCATTTGAAGCGTGGAGACACCCAGATACCGAGATCCACGTGATGTACAGGACAATGCCTGTTGGTACATCATTAACGTTTGATGAGATCGGTTATACATATTTTAACGGAAACGGTAAAGAAGACAAAACTGTCGCTAAGACAGAAGGCATTCTATATCGTGACCTCGAATATACGTTCGAAGGAACCGAGTTTAGTTCTGCACAGATCAAAATTATTATGACCTCTAGGAACCAAGCATACGTTCCTGAACTCAAAAACCTTCGTGTTATGGCATTAAGTGACCTCTGATTACATTCCCGTTAAAGGACATCCCGATTTAGTTCGGGATTCCGATACCAACGCTGTCCTAAATATGAAACCCACACCTCCTGGGAACGCTGCTAAGAAGCGTAAAATGAGTGCTGAAACCCTCGATAACTTGAAATCTGACGTAGATGTGTTAAAATCAGATATGTCGGAAATCAAATCCTTACTGAAAACATTATTGGAGAAAAATTAATGCCTGCAGACCAACCTGAAGTAATTGACCAAGATAAACTTCTTGGTGATTTCAAAGATCGCTACAAGCGTCTTATTGAAGACAATCAAAGAATGGCGAAGATGATTCGCGGCAATGAACAGCAAGCACTTAAATTACAAGGTGCTATTGAGACTCTAGAATACTGCCTCGGTACAGAGAATGAAGCGGAACCTGCTCCAGAAGTGGATAACGTAGACGCTGCATAACCTTTGGACCCGAAAGGGTCCTTTTTATTTGCTGTATAAATATCTGAGAGGCAGATTATCTCCGTTAACGGATACCACGTGTGTTAACCAATGGCAAATAGACTACAATTAAGACGTGATGGTGCTCAGCAATGGGCAAACATCAATCCAATCCTGGCACAGGGTGAACTTGGAATCGAAATTGATACTTCACGTATCAAGATTGGTGACGGTGTTACCCCGTGGAACTCGCTGAAATATGAGCGACCACTAGAAACAGAATCAAACGCTGCAAATACTCTTGTAAAGAGAGACGCTGACGGTAACTTCCAAGCGGGTGCTGTCACTGCGACTCTTATCGGTAATGCCTCAACTGCCACTAGATTATCAAACGCACGTCAAATACAATTATCAGGTCAGGTAACAGGTTCTGGTTCATTCGACGGTTCTTCTAACCTTACATTGAACACCGACTTGTCACTTATGACGAGTTTGCCTCACTACGATCCTGCTAACCCTACTGCTGAAGCACTCTACACAAGGGTTAGAGTTAACTCACAAGGTCGTGTGGTTGGTGCTGAACTTGCATCTACACTTGCTGACTATGGTATCTCTGATGCTCAGGCATTGGATGATGACCTAACCTCACTTGCTCAACTTACGAACGTTGGTATTCTTGTTCGTGCATCTCAAGGAAATATTTTAACCAGACAGTTAACTGGTGGTGGTGGACGAATTGTGTTCACAGTTCCTGACGGAACATCTCAAAACCCATTCATCGACCTTGCAGATACTGCAGTGGTTGTTGGTAATTATAATACGGAATCCCTGACATCTGTCACTGGAAATGGGTCTAGTGAAACTGTCAATGCAACTAAATTTAGTGTAGACAGGTATGGTCGCTTAGGCGCTGCCTTAACTGTGCCTATTGCTACTGCAACTGAAGGCACAAAGATGCCAGACTATGATGCAGGTACAGCATACAGCAGATATGACATCATCAAGAATGCCTCAAAAGTTTACCAAGCAATTGCGGACATTGGTAGTGGTCTTGGTGCTCCTACTCATACCACTGGCGATACTGGAAGTTGGCGCTACCTCGCGGCTGAGGCGACGGAGCAGAAGGGACTGGCATCATTTGCACAGGAAGATTTCGACGTTGACAGTGGCGGGCACGTCACCATTGCCGCCGCAGCAGTAGATAATACACAACTTCAGAATAATGTACTTGGATTTGCAGACGGAAATACTGTTGAAACATTTGAACTTGATAACGAACTAACTGCTACATCAGGTTATAGAGGATTTAATTATCTCAACTATGTTAAAGTTAATGATACAAGCGGCAACTTACTTGTTGGCGCTAATAATACAGGCGATGGTGGCGCTGGTGAGTTTGATGTTAACGTCCGTTCCTATTTTTCTGATCCTGATATTACTCTTGATGGAACAGTTGCTCAGACACTGGATAAGACTGGCGATGGTAACCTAATATTTCAGACTACACAAAATAGTACATCTAATAGAAACTTAAGTATCCTTGCTACTAACGCAGGATCAGGAACTTCTAATGTAATCATTACAGCAGAAGATACAGTACAGATCAGTGCATCTGATGCTGCAGGTAAAATTTGGGTCGAAGATGTAAGAATTCAAGAGAACTACATTGCTACGACTGACTCAACTCTTCACCTTGACCCTGGTGATGACAGAGCAATCACAGGTACTGTCAGAGTTCACGGAGATTTCCAAGTCGATGGAACAACAACAACTGTTAACAGCACGACTGTTACTATTGATGACCCTATCTTTACCCTTGGTGGAGACACTGCACCTGGGTCTGATGATGGACTAGATCGTGGTATTGAGTTTAAATATTACGATTCGCAGGCAAGAGTTGGTTTCTTCGGATGGGATGAAGATCTAACACGTCTTGATTCTGGTACTGGTGGTTATGCATTCCTTTATGATGCAACAAATAGTAGCGAGACATTTACTGGAACTGATGCTTACATCAAAGCAGGTGGTCTTTCTCTAACTACAAATACTGGTTCTACCTCAACTACTACAGGTACGCTTGTTGTAACTGGTGGTTTGGGTCTTTCTGAGAATGCACATATCGGTGGTGAAGTAACCATCGCGGGTCAGACAGAAATTAATGACACTGTTATCATCAAGTCTGATAACGAAGACTTCAAGATTCAAACTGCAGCAGGTGTAGATAAGTTTACAGTTGATACTGACACAGGTAACACAGTTATCGAAGGTACTCTTGATGTACAACTAGAGACCACAGTTACTGATAACTTGATCGTTCAAGCAGACAATAAGAAATTTGATATTCAAACTGCTGCAGGTGTAAGTGTATTTGATGTAGACACAGATAATGGTAATACACACACAGACGGCACATTAGATGTAGATAGTGGCGTAACATTTAATAGCACTCTTGATGTTGATCAGAACACAACATTGAATGCTGAACTGGATGTTGACGGCAATTCAACTTTCCACAACAACATTCTTCTTGATACAACTGCTAAGACACTGACCATTACAAATGGTTCAGTCAATAAGTTCCAAGTTACTAGCACAAATGGTAACACTGATATTGAAGGAACTCTAAACGTTGCTCAGTTTGTATATCTTGAGGATACCGATACACCTACAATCTCTACTGACGGTAATAATAACTTTGTTATCAGTGGTGCTGACTACGGTGCATTTAGATTTGATGGTGGTGGTTATATTGAAGGAGATACTCTATTCAATAATGACCTCTATATCAACGGTGCTATCAACCAGAAAGACCAAGGTACTACGACTGAAACATTCAGTACACAGAACTATTTGAGAGTACGATATAAGTTTAGAACTGGTACATCTATTGCATATACTCCTTCCTACGCTACACATAACAACTCTAACTTGAGAGTCTATGGTGGTGCAGGTATTGCTACTGACCTTCACATTGGTGATGATCTATACATCGGTAAACTTAACTCTAATGATACTGTTGAGTTTAGTGTACTTGGTGAATCAGGTAACACTGAGATTGGTAGAACTGGACAGGGTTCAAGCACTGTCGGTACTTTCACTGTTCACGGTGATAGCACATTCAACCGTCACGTTACAATCAATGGTCCTCTGACCACTATTGGTGATGCAAATACTGATGTCTTGACAGTTAATGCAGTCTCTCAGTTTACTGACAACGTAACTGTTGATGGTGACTTGACAGTCAATTCAAATACCTTGATCGAAGGTAACTTGACTGTTAACGGAACTACAACAACTGTTAACTCAACCACAACACAACTTGATGATCCAGTTATTACACTGGGTGGAGACACTGTTCCTCAGTCATCAGATACTAAGGATCGTGGTGTTGAGTTCAGATATTACGATGGATCTGGTAAAATTGGATTCTTCGGTTGGGATAACTCCGCTTCCAGATTCGCTCTTTATCACGATGCAACAAACTCAAGTGAAGCATTCGCAGGAACCAGATCAGGCATCGATGCAGGATCAGTCAAACTATTCGATACAACCAACGCAACTAACTCAGGGTCTGGTGCTCTTATCGTTGGTGGCGGTGCTGGCATCGGTATGGATCTTTATGTCGGTGACGATCTCATTGTTACAGATGATGGATCCTTCGGTGGTAACCTTTCAGTAACAGGAACATTTGATGTTACTAATGATCTAGCAGTCAATAATAATAAGTTTACTGTAGATGCAGGAACAGGTGATACACAAGTAGCAGGTACATTCGGTTCCTCAGGTGCCGCTACGCTGTCCTCTACACTGGCAGTAACCAGCAATACCACTATCGGTGGTACTTTGGGAGTTACGAACGCTACAACGCTTTCTAGCACCCTTGACGTGACATCCAATACCACAATCGGTGGAACACTGGATGTAACGAATGCTACAAACATTACAAACACTCTAGGTGTAACAGGTGTTACATCAATTACAAATAACTCAGTAGCAACCACGACTGGATCTTATTCAGGAAACGGTGCTCTTAGAGTTACGGGTGGTGCATCAATCGGAAACAACTTGGTTGTTTCAGGTGATGTTCGTGTCTATGGTAACTCAGTAATTGATGGAACTGTAAGTTACGCAAGTATTCAGACTTACGCTGAGAATGTAAGATTCAATGATACTGCAGATGCTGTTAGTGCATCCAACAATGTCGCTTCAGTATTCACTGCTGGTGGTTTGGCGGTATCTAAGAAAGCATATATTGGCGATGATCTTAATGTTGGTAACGGTAACTTTACTGTTGACGGACCTACAGGTAATACTCTAATCGTAGGTACACTTGGTGTTACTGCTGCTACTAACGTTTCAACTATCACTGCATCTGGTATTGCTGATCTTCAGTCTACTGTAACGATCGGTGGTAACCTCGCGATTGGTTCTAACAAGTTCAACGTTAACTCTTCCAACGGTAACACTGACATCGACGGTTCACTTGATATTCTTGGTGCAACTGTTATTGATGACACATTGAATGTGACTCAGGGTGTTGACTTTGATAGCACACTGAATGTTGATGGTACAACCACACTTAATGATGCTCTTACTCAGAACAGCACTTCACTGTTCAAAGATAATGTGGTTATCAGAGGTGCTACTAAGACACTGAAACTACAGAACGGTAACAGTCAGGACAAGATTACTCTTGAATCCACAACTGGACACGTCACTATGGCGGGTAACTTGGTTACTTCTGGTACTGGTGCATTTACCGATGCTGTCACAATGGGCAACACCTTGGATGTTACTGGACAGATTACTGGTAACTTGACTGGTGATGTTACAGGAACTGCAACGAACGCAAATAATATTGACGTTAACAATACAAATAATAATACTACATTCTATCCAACATTCTCTTCCTCTAACACAGGGCATACAGGAATGTTTGTTGACTCTGCCAACCTTACATACAACCCATTCTCTAACACTCTGAGTGTTACTAACTTCGTTTCTACAACGAACTTTGAGGTTCAGGGTAACTTGAACATTACTGGAACTATTACTTTCGGTCAGTCACAGGTTGGTTCTATCGCGAACCATAATACTAACGCTCTTGCTGAGGGTTCAACTAACCTTTACTTCACTGATGAGAGAGTTGATGATCGCGTTGCTGCTCTTATCTCTGGTGGTACAGGTATTACTGCATCATACGATGACGCAGGTAACCTACTGACTTTGAGTGCAACTCAAGCAGACATTAATACTGACAACATTACTGAGGGATCAACCAATCTCTTTACTACTGCTGCCAGAACTCGTGGACACATCTCAGTCAGTGGAGATCTAGGATACAACAGTGGCACTGGTGTTATCTCATACACAATTCCAACAACGATTGCATCTATATCTAACCACGATACTGCTGATCTTGCTGAAGGCACTAACCTTTACTACACCAATGCTCGTGCTGATGCAAGAGTTAACTTACAGACAGGTGCAAACTTAGACCTATCCAGTAAGTCAACAAGTAATTTAAGTGAAGGCACAAATCTATACTACACAAACGCACGTGCTGATGCTCGTGTTGTTGCTGGTATCACTGGAAAACTTGACGCATCTGATGTCAGCACCTTCGGTGGAACCCTGATTGATGATGCTGACGCTGCTGCTGCAAGAACAACTCTTGGTCTTGGCACTGCTGCTACCACTGCGGCAACTGCATATGCAACTTCTGCACAGGGTACACTTGCTGCTTCTGCTACACAACCAGGAGACCTTGCCACAGTTGCAACCAGTGGATCTTATAATGATCTTAGTAACCTGCCTACACTATTCTCTGGTGCATACGCAGACCTAACTGGCAAACCTACATTAGGAACTGCTGCTGCGACTGCATCTACTGCATACGCTACTGCTGCACAAGGTGCAACTGCTGACTCTGCATTACAGGCAGAGACAATTACACTAGCGGCACTCAAAACTGCTGCTGCAAACTCCGCTACTTATGCTGCATTCCAAGCGGCAATCGCTGCCTTATAAAAATGAATAAGACACCATTCCCACTTAAATTCGTTCCACTGTTATTTGTGTTCTCTTGCTTAGTTTCACTCTTTGTAAGTGTGGGACCTGTATTTGCTGATCACTTACCAGTGATGTATGTGCAAGTACCTCAGTGGGCAGATGACTGGGCAGTGTGTGCTGTTGATATACCTGACTCTAAATGTCATTGGTATGTCGTAGCACCTGATAATACATTTGGTGAAGGTTTCAACTGGGAGACTGCTCCTTGGTTTGATGCTAATGGTCTTAGAGACATTGCTCCTATGGGCAAAGAATCTGTTGTTCAACAACTACAAAATCGAAAGTAATGGCAAATCCCACCTCCAAAGCAGAATTAAAAGAATACGCACTCCGTAGACTTGGTAAACCAGTCTTGGAGGTGAACGTATCTGACGATCAAATTGATGACGCTATCGATTATACAATCGAAACGTTTCAAGAATTTCATTATGGAGGATCGGAAAAAGTATTTTTAAAGCATCAGTTCACTGCTGAGGATATTACAAGATTCCAAGCAGATGAATCTGAGACTGGTACTGATACTTTACAGGCAGGTAACACAGGAACTGTGTTTAAGACACAGAGCAATTACTTGATTTTGCCAGAACACGTCTTGGCAGTGAATGGTATTTTTACCTTTACTGATAAAGGCACTCGTAATATGTTTGATATTCGTTATCAAATGAGATTGAATGACCTGTTTGATTTTACATCAACACAGTTCTATCACTACTATATGATTCAGACCCACCTTGAAACAATCAACTTCTTGTTGGAAGGTATGAAACCTACTAGGTTTAATGCCACACAAGGTCGTCTTTTCATTGATTTTGATACTAAGACTGATGCTCACGAGGGTTCGTATGTTGTTATTGATTGTGTTCGTGCTCTTGATCCTTTGAACTGGAGCAAGATTTATGGAACACTTTGGGTGAAAGATTATACTACAGCAATGATTAAAAAGTATTGGGGACAGAACCTTACGAAGTTCCAGAACGTGCAACTTCCTGGTGGTGTCACCTTGAACGGAGAAAAGATTTACAGTGATGCGATTACTGAACTAGAACAACTAGATGAAAAACTCCGTAGCACATACGAAATGCCACCTCTAGATATGATCGGGTAATGCCTACTAATTCTTACTTCACACAAGGGACAAGCGGCGAGCAACAACTCGTTGAAGATCTTGTCGTAGAACAAATTAAAATGTTTGGTGTAGAACTTTACTACATCCCTAAGACATTGGTTTCTGAGGATACAGTTCTTGGAGAAGATTCTTTGAATTCATTTGACTCTGCATATCAAATCGAAGGATACCTAGAAAACGTACAGGGGTTTGGTGGAGATGGAGATCTGTTCAGTAAATTTGGTGTAAGGATTGCTGATCAAGTTAACTTTATTATTGCACGTAAAAGATTTCAAGATCTAGTAGATGATAATACAACACTGGTTGTAGAAGGTAGACCAAATGAAGGAGATTTGATTTACTTCCCTCTTGCTAATAAGTTATTTTCTATTCAATATGTTGAGCACGAACAACCATTCTATCAATTAAATAAGATCCACGTATGGGGTCTCAAGTGTGAACTCTTCGAATACAGTGGAGAGGACCTCGATACTGGCGTCGAAGCAATCGATGTTATCGAGAGAAACCTTGCACAGACTATCACTGTCAACTTTGCTACTGGTGGTACTGGTACATTTACAGTTGGTGAAGAGATCGCAGGTGGTACATCTAATGTTACTGCCGAAGTTAAGTCTTGGGATTCAACTAATAGACAACTACAAGTGTACAACAGGTCTGGTATTTTCACCATTCCTGAAACAGTAACTGGTCAAACTTCAGGTGCTGCCTGGACTACTGCAAGTTACAATACACTAAATAATACGAACTCAGAGTTTGAAGCGAATTCATCCTTTGAGACTCTTGGGGACGCTCTAATTGACTTTAGTGAAGGTAACCCTTTTGGTGAAATTGGAGGCGCTCAGTAATGTTAGGAACCTATTCTTACAACGAAATTTTTAGAAAGACTGTTATTGCTTTCGGTACACTGTTCAATAATATTGAAATCAAGCGTACGGAAGGTAGTAGAAGTGAGGTTATGAAAGTACCCTTGGCATATGGTCCTAAAGATAAGTTCCTTGCACGTCTTAAGCAAGTAGGAGATCTTACAACTAAAGATGCTGTACAGATCACACTACCTAGAATCTCTTTTGAGATCTCTGGTTTTGCTTATGATGCTACCAGAAAAGTATCACCCACACAGGTGATTCGTTATACGGGTACTGACAGCAAGACTAGAAAATCGTTTATGCCAGTCCCATACAATGTGGACTTTGAACTATCGATTATGGCAAAGAACCAAGATGATGGTCTCCAGATTCTTGAACAGATCTTACCATTCTTTCAACCGATGTTCAACATAACCCTGAATCTTCAGGAAGCGATCGGCGAAGTTAAAGACTTTCCAGTCACATTGAACTCAGTTGTTTATGAAGATGACTATGAAGGTGATTACACCACACGTAGAACTCTAATCTATACACTTTCGTTCTCTGCTAAAACATATGTTTATGGTCCTGTCTCTGACGTTACCAATAAACTTATTAAGAAATCGATCGTGGATACTGCACTGGATTCCAAGACAACTGCAGCACGCGAGATGAGGTACACAGTTCAACCTGATCCTCTCACTGCAGATCCAGATGATAACTTCGGATTTAATGAACTCTATAGTGAATTCTCAGATGGCAAATCAAGAAACCCAGTCACAGGGGCAGACGAGTAAATACGACGGTATTGAAGATGCTCTTGATGTGGAAACATCCTTGGTAGAACAAGGTAAACCACAAAAGAATAATTCAATTGTACCAAATGTCACTGATCATCAGGTCAAGGACTATGAGTATTCTCGTGGAAACTTTTACGCACTGATCGAGAAAGGTCAGGAGGCAGTTGATGGTATTCTTGAGTTGGCACAAGAGTCTGACTCACCTAGAGCATACGAAGTTGCTGGTAATTTAATTAAGAACGTTGCCGATACTGCGGATAAGTTAGCGGACCTTCATAAGAAAATGATGGAGATTGAAGAAGGACCGAAGAACAAAGCAGCACAGAACGTTACTAACAATACAATGTTCGTTGGTTCAACAGCGGAACTCGCAAAGTTCCTGAAGCAACAAAAATCTGATAAATAGTAAAAACAAGTATTAAAAAGTCGATGTCTGTATTAAATGTATTAGATACTACGACAGTGAGTGGATCAGGTACCGCTTATATTGTCGTTAAAACTGGTGTTGTACGGGCGTATGCTGCTTCCGCTTCAACCATTAAATTCAATGCTGGTCCTGCAATCACACTTGCAGCAGGTGAAGCAGTATTACTTTCCTGTGGGAAATCAAAAAACATTAGCGTCCACGCCGCTACTAATGCTGCCACAGCAGTTTTCAGCGTTGGTGGAGCGGGCAACGGTACAGGAGCAGGGGGAAGACATACATTCTCAGTCGGTGACTATATCGAAACAGTTGATGGTGGTGATACAAATGGTTTTGGAACAGACTTTGAATCTGCCGCTTCAGGTGGTAAGAAGGTAACTGCTGTAACTGACCAGACAATCACAACTGATATTGATGCATCTGGTGCAGGTTCTGCATATGTCTTAAGCGATGCAGACATCGTTGCAAACACTGTTCCTATGATCAAGAGAACTGTGAAACTCACTGCTGGTAGTGCCGATGTTGTTGTCGAGCAAGTCCAAGTAATTGGTGGTTAATATGGAAGCGCAACCCAACAAAGAAGTTAAAGATCCAAAGAATCAGGCGATCAAGAAGACCAAACAACTTCTAGACCGCAGGCAACTTATGATCAACCTTAGGAAGTTGCAACTCCAAAGAAAGTCTGTTCAGCAAAAGGGTTCTACCGATATGCACCTACAAACACAATCGTATGCTATAATGGGATTCGGAGAGTTTATCTCCGAGGGTGGTCTCGCCCGTGCTATGGATAAATCCAAAACCAAAGTGACTGGACATATCAGTGCTGACCGTGGTTCTGATGAAAAGAAGAACCGTGGTAAAAGAAAAGATCTTGAGAAAGGTCTGAAGAAGCACGGTATTGGTCACAAGAAAGGTGTTGGAGAATATAAATATGATTCAGGTGAGACAGGTCGTGAGGTTTCGTACCACACTACCAAACCCGATAAAATGTCGAAACGTAGATTCGGCAAAGTGATGCGCCGTCTGGGTCGTAAGCACGGACAAGAATCTGTGATTACTAAAGACAAGGACAAGTCTGCTAAACTTCACTACACAGATAAGGGAAGTAAGGCAAAGTCTGACAGCGTTGGCAAAACAAAAGCAGGAAAGCACCCTGCAGGATATGGTGAAACATCATCCACTAAGGTGCGTTCAGGCAAACTACCATCTAAATCTAAGGACAGAAAGTTTCATTATGGCTGATCAAAACGACAACGCACAGTGGGTATGCCAGTATTGTGGATTAACTTCACCCCAAGGACATTGGCGTCCTAAAACCTGGATCGAAAAGCACGAAGCAAATTGTGCATCCAACCCTAAAAACAACAAGGAAAAATGAAATCGTTCAGAGAATTCCAAGACACTAAAGATGACCCCATCGAAGAAGGTGTGGGACTCTCTGTAGCGCGAGCAATTGATAAAACTAATCCTCCTATTGGTAGACCTTCTGCCAGAAGAAAGATCTCTCACGCATTAAAGATGAGAGAGATTCGTAATGATACGAAGAGAAATAAAGAGAAAGATAATCCATACTCAGCAGGTAAAGTTGCTAAGGCAGCACTTGGTGGTAAGGATAGTAAGAAGAAAAAGAAACCAGAAAAATCTCCTGTCTCCTTCCTACAGGACAAGGACGTAAATGAAAGTGCTTGGCAAAGAAAGGAAGGAAAGAATAAAGAAGGTGGACTCAACGAAAAGGGCAGAAAATCTTATGAGAGAGAAAATCCTGGGTCTGATCTTAAAGCACCTCAACCTGAAGGGGGTCCTAGGAAAAGATCTTTCTGCGCTAGAATGGGTGGAGTCAAAGGACCGATGAAAGATGAGAAAGGTAAACCCACTCGTAAAGCATTAGCATTACGCAAGTGGAAGTGCTAATGGATAAAAATATTGGTAGAGCAAAGTTTCACCTTGCGGTAACGGATCTCTTCGCAAAGAGTTTCTTGACATATATCATTTATTATCCTAAATTCTTCTAGTAACCTGTGGGAGACCACCAATGCAATTTGAGCAAAAGGTTTGTGACAAATGTGGTGCTACTTGGTTAAACGGTGAACACCGTTGGACTGGTACTGGCGCTAAAGGTAACGAACTAGACTTAGCAGGATTAGTATGCAATAATATTAGTGATACCGATCCAGATTACGACAAGTGCATCAACCCTAAGAGAGGGCAAATAGGTGGTGATACTTGGGATTATCGACGTGGTTTTGTTGACGGTGCAATCAGTGTGTTTGGTAAAAACAGGGATTCCTGACTAACCATAAACTCATTTTTGTACACAGTTAAATACTTCTAGTTGATAAACTTAAGTATGAAGTTCATTTTAGCATTCGTTGCTACGTTGTTCTTTGCATTCCCTGTGTATGCTGTTGATGTAACTATGGGAAGCAATGGAAACCTAGTTTTCGAACCTAACGATATTACCATATCTGCAGGTGATACTGTTCACTTTGTGAATAATATGTTGCCTCCACATAATATCATTGTAGAAGGTCGAGCAGATTTATCCAGAGAGTCTCTTATGTTCTCCCCTGGTGAATCTCAAGACATCCTTTTTGCTGATGCTGGAGACTACGAATTCTTTTGTGGTCCACATCAAGGAGCAGGAATGACTGGAACAATTCACGTAAACTAAAATGACTCAAACACCAGAAAAACCAGAGATAAAAGACGTAACCGATTCACCAAAAGATTGGGAAGATTTTTGGGCATCCGAAGATATTATAGACTTCGATTTCCATCTACCCGAACTTGGAGACGAACCAATGACAAATCGTTTTAAAGAAATTCTACCCAACCATCCAACACGTGATGAAGTGGATGAAATGATTGAAGATAAGATTCGTAGGCATAATCGTAATGCTTCACTTATTAGTATGTTGCTTGGATTCGCATTCCTTGGTGCGTTTGTCGATGGTTTTCTGAGAGTCATTGGAAAGATCGCACCATTCTTAGGAATAGATGTAAACATAATGGGTTAGATGGAACTAGTTCTTAGGACTCACGAAAATTACGGTGACCCCGTATGGGGTGTTATCTGGATGGTTGCAATCCTTCTCATAATAGTAAGTTGGTATATCTACTACATATTGAAAGGATCATTCAAGGAGATGAACGATGGCAGAAATGGTGCCCCCGAGCAGGAAGAGTTGTTACAACTTCCGAGTGACGGAGATCAACAGAGTCCTTGACGGGGACACTATTGACGTAACAATCGATCTTGGTTTCGAACTATATAAAAAAGAACGGGTAAGAATTGCAGGAGTCGATACTCCTGAGAAAAGAACCCGTAATCTAGAAGAGAAAGCACTTGGTATCGATGCAACAAATTGGCTCAAAGGTAAACTTGAATCAACCATTGCTGGTGATGATCAGTTGTTTATTAGGACTGAACTTGTTGGTGGTGTCGGTAAGTATGGGCGTCTTCTTGGATGGTTATATATTGGGGACGAGTCAGTGTCAATCAACGAAGAAATGATTGGTGAGGGTTATGCTTGGCCATATGATGGCGGCACAAAACAAAAAGACTTTGAAGAATTAAGACAACTTCGTAGAGCACGAGGCACACTTACTGAATAATCTAATGAAACAGAAACTAATTGAAGCAGTTAAACTGCACGCCCTAGGGAACATTGAAAAGCATAAGATGAACGTCGAAGTTTATCTTACCAATCCTGTTGGTATCGGAGAGCATCCAGATATTATGGCAGCGATTGAAAGTGAACTAGATCAAATCTCACATTATCACGATCAACTAGAGGTACTAGAAAAGTATATCGAAAACTAAATGAACAACTTTGAAGCATTTCTTTATCTTGGATGTTTAGTCGCTATTGGTGGTGCTGCGTTTGCAATGATGTGGAGTAATATTCAATCTATTAATATAGAGATGAGTAAACCTCCCACACCAAAGCATCCTGAAGCACCCCAACCAGGTGAAGAACTAATGTCTGTAAGGTTTAGAGAGATCGAGGTTTCTGAGGAAGAGTACGACGGGTATCAAGAACTGAAGAAGCGTATAGATAGTTTGAAAGAGAAGGAAGAAGATGGGTCTTGATGCATATCTAGGCAACCCCAATTTAAAGAAGGCAAACGTACATACTAACTTCACACCCAAACAGGTGAAGGAGTTTATTAAATGTGCGGGTGATCCTATTTACTTTATTAAGACATACATTAAAATTGTGTCGCTGGATGAGGGTGTCATCCCATTTAATCTGTACGATTTCCAAGAGGAGATGGTAGATAGATTCCACGAGAATAGATTTAATATTGCTAAGTTACCAAGACAAAGTGGTAAGTCAACGGTTGTTACCGCATATCTATTATGGTATGTAATCTTTAACGATAACGTCAATGTCGCAATCCTCGCAAACAAAGCAGCAACTGCACGAGAAATGCTTGGACGTTTACAACTCAGTTATGAGAATCTTCCTAAATGGATGCAGCAAGGTATTATTGGTTGGAACAAAGGGTCAGTGGAATTGGAGAACGGAAGTAAACTCCTTGCTGCATCTACTAGCGCTAGTGCCGTCAGGGGTATGTCTTTTAACGTCATATTTCTGGACGAATTCGCGTTCGTTCCGAATAACATTGCAGATCAGTTTTTTAGTTCTGTCTATCCTACTATTTCTTCTGGTAAATCCACTAAGGTTATTATCATCTCTACCCCTCACGGGATGAATATGTACTACAAACTCTGGCACGATGCAGAGCGTGGTACTAATGAATATATCCCTACAGAAGTTCACTGGTCTCAGGTACCAGGAAGAGATGCTGATTGGAAAGCACAAACAATCCGTAACACAAGTGAACAACAGTTCCGTGTTGAGTTTGAATGTGAGTTCCTTGGATCTGTAGATACTCTGATCTCTCCCAGTAAGTTGAGAGTGATGACATATGACGAACCAATAGAAAAACAAAATGGTCTTGATGTATTCAGTAAACCAGAAGCGGAACATAATTATACGATGACAGTGGACGTAGCAAGAGGTATTGATGGAGACTACAGTGCATTCACACTGTTCGATACAACTACCGTTCCATATAAGTTAGTTGCTAAGTATAGAAATAATGAAGTTAAACCTATGTTATTCCCTGATATTATTTGTCAGGTTGCAAGAGCATATAACCACGCTTACATTCTTGTAGAAATAAATGACATTGGTGGTCAGGTTGCAGATATTATACAGTATGATCTTGAGTATGACAATCTACTAATGGCAGCAATGCGTGGTAGAGCAGGACAAGTTGTCGGTCAAGGATTCTCTGGTGGTAAGGTACAACTGGGTGTCAAGATGTCAACCTCTGTTAAAAAGATTGGTTGTTCTAACCTGAAGCAGTTGCTAGAAGATGATAAGTTAGTTCTATGTGATTATGATATTATCTCTGAACTAACTACCTTCATTCAAAAAGGGCAGTCGTGGGCAGCAGAAGAAGGTTGCAACGATGACCTTGCTATGTGTCTTGTGATGTTCTCTTGGTTGGCAGTACAGGATTATTTTAAAGAACTCCACGATAACGACATTCGTGCTAGAATGTATCAAGAACAACGCGAAGCAATTGAAGCGGATATGGCACCCTTCGGATTTATGGATGATGGTCTCACTAACGAATCATTCGTAGACCCCGAAGGACAAGTCTGGCATACCGATGAATATGGCGATCGCTCCTATATGTGGGATTACAAATGAGTACGGAAGGCATTTTACTTAACCTAGCAACAGCACTAATAACCTTAGTGTTGTTTTCTTTTGGATTCGTACTAGGTTACGCAGCAAGGAAGAGTGAGGAACAGTGAGTATAGAAGACGAACTGGGTCTAGAGCAGTTCCTCTTTGTTGATAGGCAATGTAGAAAATGCCTGAGAACTCTCTCGCTCACTGATAATTTTTATAAGACTAGAAAAGACAGAGGACAAAACCCCTCTGCATATTCGTATGAATGCAAATACTGTACAAAGAAAAGAATAAGTAAGACTAGAAATTCAAAACCAAAGCAGCGTAAGGAGTTTGACTATCCCGACTGGTAATGTTCACGTTCCGTTTCCCCGCTTGAACAGTACCTTTTACTAAATAATATCAGCATAGATTGAGATTTTTTCAGGAGCTAACCAATGGCATCTACCCAACTTTCGCCAGGGGTCGTGGTACTTGAAAAGGATCTGACTACGGTTGCTAACGCAACTCTAGATAATGTGGCAGTGATAGTCGGTTCCTTTGAAAAGGGTCCCGTTAATAAGATTGTAGACGTAACTAGCGAGAAGGAACTCCTAGCAGTCTTCGGTCGTCCTAACGACTACAACTACGAATACTGGTATTCAGCAGCACAATTCTTACTGTACGGTGGTACACTTAAGGTTATTCGTGCGAACAGTTCTTCACTTAAGAACGCTATTGACACAGCACAAACTGTTGTCACTACTTTCTCTGGTGCAGATACTACTCTTACAGTAACAGCAGCGACAGACTTCGCGACAAGCGATCTTCTGTTGATCGACGCTGAAGTTCTTAGAGTGACTAACGTTTCAGGTAATGACCTTACTGTACAGCGTGGTCAACTTGCAACTGCAGCAACTTCACACGCTGCTGGCGCAAGCATCACCTTGATCGAAGAGTCGGGTAACAGCACCACAATGAACCAAGGTGGAACCCTTGCTGCTGGTGGTACTACACTGACTATTACTTCATCAGCATCACTTGCTGTTTCTATCAACGATCACCTTTTGGTCTCTGACGAGATTGTCAAGGTTACAGCGATTGTTGGTAACGATCTAACTGTTGAGCGTGGTAAGTTGGAAACAACTGCTGCTGCACAGACAGACGGACAAACAGTTAAGAGACTTGTTGTTACAGCAGGTAAGACTACAATCAACGAACAGACCTCAACTGGTGTGTCTGCTCCTTTGGTTAGAAATCTTGAAGAGTATGAAGGTAATGTTGAAGGCGCTTCTAATAACTGGAAGTTCGCTGCTAGACACCCTGGTCTTTACGGTAACTCTGTAAGAGTTGTAATGACTGACGCTGGTCCTGACCAGATCCTTTCTCTTGCACAACCTACTACTGCTGAATGGGAATTCCAAACTACAACTAGCGTAACTTACACTGGTGCTAACGCAGGTGCTAAGATTTACGGTTACAGAGTCGTAGTCACATTGGATTCTGCATCCATCGCAGGCGACTTTGAAAACGGACAATACTGGAGAGCAGAAACTGATGCTGCCTCACCTGTAAGTATTCCTGTTCAAGGTCAAATTGTTGCTTACGATCCTCTTACAAGAAAGGTCGAGATTGATGTTAACTACTCACTCTCATCTGACGTTCTTGAAGTTGGTGACGTAATCGCTCTTTGGAGTGCTGAGTCTGGTGGATCCAGAACTGGTGACAAAGGTAAAGTAGATGCAGTCGAAAGACAACTTCTTACTATTACTAATGCATCTAGCGAAGCATTCGAAGCAAACTATACTGTATCTGACGACAACGTTGCAGGTTCACCTAATGTGAACGTTGCTTCTGTAAGATCAGAATACGACGAAAGATATTTCGGTGGTTCACAGAAGTGGTCAAACGTTGCTCCTAGACCAAGCACTTCACCTTGGGTTGCGGATCGTGGTGGTTCTAAAGACCAAATGCACATCCTTGTCCTTGATGGAGATGGCAAACTCACTGGTACACCTGGTGCGGTTCTAGAGAAGTTCCTCTTCGTGTCTAAGTCATCTGACGCAAAAGGCGTTCAGGGCGAGACTGTGTTCTACAGAGACGTTATTAAAAACATCTCATCCTACGTTTATTGGGGATCACACGAGACTGGCAGCATCTATGATATTGACTCTGGTGCTAACGGTGACTTTGGTGGATCTGGTGTTTCAAGACACTTCGACTTGATCAAGCAAGTTGCTGCAATCAAGACTACAGAAACTGCCCTTGGTCGTGAGATCATCGGTACTGCAAAGGGTTCAACTCTCAGATACTCACTTCAAGGTGGTACTGACGGTTACACACTTTCAAGATCTGAGATCCTTGGTTCATACGATCTAGTTGCTGACAAAGAAACCATCGATGTAGATTACATCTTGATGGGTCCTTCAATGGCAGACACTAGCGATACAATTGCTAAAGCACAGAAGATCATCGACATCGCTGCAACCCGTAAGGATTGCTTGGCATACGTTTCACCTTCACGTAACGACGTGATCGGTCTTAGCGATACCAACGTGATTGTTAACAGATGTATTGATTATTTCAATAAACTCTCTAGCACATCATACGCTGTCTTCGATAACAACTATAAGTACATTTACGATAAGTACAACGATAAGTACCGTTACATTCCTTGTAACGCTGACCTTGCAGGTCTAACACTTAGCGCAACTCTTAATTCAGAAGCGTGGTTCTCACCTGCTGGATTCAACAGAGGACAATTGAGAAATGCAATTAAACTTGCTTACTCACCTCTTAAGGATCACAGGGACAGACTATATGCTGCACGTGTAAACCCTGTGGTTGCATTCCCTGGACAAGGCATCGTCCTTTTCGGAGATAAGACTGCACTTTCTTACCAATCTGCATTCGACAGAATCAACGTTCGTCGCTTGTTCTTGGTTCTTGAAGATGCAATCTCAGTAGCAGCAAAGACACAACTCTTTGAATTGAATGACGAGTTTACTCGTGCTTCATTCAAGAACATTGTGGAACCTTTCCTCAGATCGGTTCAGTCTCGCAGAGGCATCATCGATTTCTTAGTTGTTTGCGACAGCAGCAACAACCCACCTGAAAGTATTGACAGAGGAGAATTCTTCGCGGAGATCTTCGTGAAACCTACTCGCTCTATCAACTTCATCACCCTAACCTTCACGGCAACTAGAACTGGTTCTAGTTTCGCTGAAGTAACATCCTGATTCAAGAGTCTAACTAGGAGTTAAAACAATGGCAGAACAACAACCAGGACAGGTGGAGCAGAGCTCGGTAAGAGCTCCGATCTTCTCCTTCCGAGATCAAGTCAAAGATTTCGCCCGCCCGAATCTATTTCAATGCGAAATCTATGCACCCCCAATCCTTCAGGATGGGGTATCACCTCAGTCAGGTGGAGTAGCAGGTTCTTCAGCAGAAGCATCTGAAAACTCCGCTGGTGAGTCACAACTAAACGCTTCCGAAGCATCCGCATTCGGTACCTTCCTCGTGAAGGCAGCAAACATTCCTGCATCAACAGTTGGTGTTGTGGAAGTTCCTTATAGAGGAAGAATCCTCAAGGTTGCTGGCGACAGAACATTCGAACCTTGGACCGTTACTGTTCTAAACGATCAGTCATTCAAGATGAGAGCGTTCTTTGAATCTTGGTCAACCAACATTCAAGCACTACAGCAGAACTTCCAAAATGCTAACACTATCGCTGATTATCAAGCGATGGCAAAAGTTAGACAGATGGATAGAAAAGGTAAGATCATTCGTACATACAAGTTCGAAGGTATCTGGCCATCTAACATTTCTGCGATCGATCTTGACTGGGGAACCACAGATACTCCAGAGGAATACACCGTTGAATTCCAAGTTCAATACTGGACTTATGACAACGATGTCAACACTGGAAACTCAGGCAGTTAATCAGGTCAAATAAAGTTAATTTGAAACCTTATAAATAGTTGGGAAGAAAATTCTAATAATTAGATGTCCCAACTTTTTGGTTATTCTCTTGAACGTGCTAAGAAGGACTCTGCGAAGGGTCCTTCTTTCGTGCGTAAAGAGTCAGATGATGCAGCGACACCAGTCTCGGGTGGTGGGTATTTCGGTACTGCAATCGATCTTGATGGAACATACAAAGATGAAAACGATTTAATTCGTCGTTATCGCGCAATGTCAATTCATCCTGAATGTGATCGCGCTATTGACGATGTAGTAAACGAAGCAATCGCTGGTGAGTTAGATGATAGTCCCGTAGACGTGGAGTTATCTAATCTTAAAGTCAGTGGTACTATCAAGAAAAGAATTAGAGAGGAGTTCTTTAACATCCTCCGTCTGCTTGACTTTGACAAGAAAGCATATGATATTTTCCGTCGCTGGTATATTGACGGGAAGATCTACTATCACAAGATGATTGATACCAAGAACCCTAGAGGTGGTATCACAGAACTAAGATATATTGATCCACGAAAAATCCGTAAGGTCGTGGAGATGGAGCGTCCTAAGGATAAACAGTTCCAAGATCCAAGGACAATGGAAGCGCAACTTGCTGGCAAGTCTGCAGAGTATTATGTTTATAATCCCAAAGGTCTCAGAGCAATGGAAACCTCTGGTATCAAGGTTGCTCCTGATGCAATTGCTTTCGCCCACAGTGGTTTGAAAGATATGAACAAGAATGTGATTATGTCACATTTGCACAAGTCAATCAAAGCGCTCAACCAACTAAGGATGATCGAAGATAGTCTTGTTATCTACAGACTATCGAGAGCACCAGAACGTAGAATTTTCTACATTGATGTTGGTAATCTCCCTAAGCAAAAAGCAGAACAATATCTCCGTGAGGTAATGTCTCGTTATAGAAACAAATTGGTCTATAACGCAGACACAGGAGAGATCAGAGATGACAGAAAATTTATGTCAATGCTCGAAGATTTCTGGTTGCCACGTAGAGAAGGTGGAAGAGGAACTGAGATCACTACTCTCCCAGGTGGACAAAACCTTGGAGAACTTGAGGATGTCAAATACTTCCAGAAGAAACTTTACCGTGCACTCAACGTTCCAGAATCAAGACTGGAATCAGAGTCAACCTTTAACCTAGGTCGCGCAGCAGAGATCACACGTGACGAGATTAAGTTCCAAAAGTTCGTAACTCGTTTGCGTAAGAAGTTCTCTGAACTACTTCACGATCTACTTAAAACTCAACTCATTCTAAAAGGTGTTATCAGCATTGAAGAGTGGGATGAGATGTCAGAGCATATTCAATATGATTTTATTGCTGACAACTATTTCTCTGAACTAAAAGAGAAAGAGATTCTAACAGAGCGTTTGAATCTTGTTCAATCAATGGATCCTTTCGTTGGTAGATACTTCTCTGCTGACTATATCCGTCGTCAAATTCTAAGACATACTGAAGCGGAGATCACTGAGATCGACGAACAGATTGAAAAAGAAATTGAAGAAGGTAAGATTCCTGACCCCGCTTCGATTGATCCTATGACAGGTGAACCGATGGCAGGTGGAATGGGAATGGAAGGTGAAGTCGAGGAAGAAGAAGGTCCAAGCGGTGTCGAATCAGTCGCTCCAGCAGACTATAAACGCGGAGAATTCTAAATATTATTATACGAGGACATTTATTATGCCATCCATCCAAGCGAAAGAAATTGTCAACAAACTTTTTTCTGGGAACAAAGATCTCAGTGGAGAGGTTGATGACGCAATGAAAGCAATGACTGCTAATGCTCTAGAAGCAAAGAAGAAAGAAATTGCAGGTGATTGGATGAAACCCGAAACTCAAGAGGAACCCACAGATGAAACTGATCACGGAACAGATTGAAGACGTTCAGATCCTTACTGAGGAAAAGAACGGTAAGAAAAACCTATACATAGAAGGAACATTCCTACAAGGCGAGATCAAAAATCGCAACGGAAGAATGTACCCTATTAATACTCTGGTACGCGAAGTTGCTAAATATAACGAGTCATACGTTAAAAGCGGTCGCGCACTAGGAGAGTTGGGTCATCCCGATGGTCCTACTGTGAACCTTGATCGAGTTTCACATTTGATCACCTCTCTAGTTCAAGAAGGTAATAACTTTAAGGGCAGAGCAAGAATCCTAGATACCCCTATGGGGAACATTACACGTTCACTTTTAGATGAAGGTGTGAAACTAGGCGTTTCATCTCGTGGTATTGGATCACTCCAAGAAACAAGAGATGGATCGAAAGTCGTTGCTGATGATTTTATGTTAGCAACTGCAGCAGATATTGTTGCTGATCCCTCAGCACCAGATGCTTTTGTTAATGGAATTATGGAAGGCAAAGAATGGGTCTGGAACAACGGACTTATGCAAGAGTCTGAAATTGCCACTATGAAGAAGCAAATCGACAACGCTGCTAATCTCAAGGTACTTGAAGAGCGGAAAATTTCCGCGTTTTCAAATTTTCTAAATACCCTGTGATTATAAATATTTTTACGAATAGCAAAGACTACTAAGGAGACAACTCTAATGTCACAAGAGAATGAAGTAATGGCATCCGAAGAAAAGCAAGTCACCGAAGCAAAATTCGACGGTGCTGTTGCTGATGGTTCTTCTTTGGGTGGCGTTGAGAATCTCGGAGGTCCTACACCTCAGAACTCAAAACCTGATGATGAGTCTAACAAACTGAAGACTCCATCACAAACACAGGCAGCATCACCTAAGACAAAACCTTCTGCAGCATCACCTCAGAAGGCAGAATCAGTGGAAGCAGAAAACGCTGAAGGCGAAGATCTTATTGAGATCGACCTTTCTGCTGACGTTGCCGCTCTTACAGAAGGCGAAGATCTTTCTGAAGAGTTCAAAGAAAAAGCAGCGACTATCTTCGAAGCCGCTGTTGTATCACGCCTCAACGAGGAACTTGACCGTGTTCATAAGGAATACGCAGGTACACTTTCTGAGGAAGTCGAAGCAGTTAAGACCACACTTGCTGAGCAAGTAGACGAGTATCTAACTTACGCTACTCAGCAGTGGATCGACGCCAACCAACTCGCAGTTGAAACTGGTCTCAAAGCAGAGATCGCTGAGAGCGTGGTTGCAGGTCTCAAAAAAGTTTTCGTCGAGAACCACATTGAGGTTCCCGAGGAGAAGGCAGACATCATTACTGATATGGTGACTGAACTTGATCAGATGGAAGCAAAACTCAACGAACAAATTGATAAGAACGTTGACCTTACACACCAAGTGGCAGGTTTTCGTAAGAATGGAATCGTGACTGAGATCGCAGAAGGTCTCGCCCAAACCGAGAAAGAGAAACTTGGAAGTCTCTCAGAAGGTGTTGAGTTTAAAGATGAAGAGTCATTCCGCAGCAAAATTGAAACTCTCAAGGAGTCATATTTTAGCAGCAAACCACAAACTGCATCTGAAACGATTGCCGAAGATGTTCAACCAGTTGTGGAAACAGATATGTCTGATTCAATGTCCAAGTACGTTGACGCTATCAGACGCTGGACTAAGTGATTTTAGTCATTAAACTATTTTTTCTATAACCCCAAAGAGGTAAAAAGCAATGTTCAAATCCGAACATCTGCAGGAGAAGTGGTCACCCGTTCTTAATTGTGAGGGTCTTGATTCCATCAAGGACAACTACAAGAAAGCGGTCACCGCAATTCTGCTCGAAAACCAAGAATCATTTTTAAGAGAAGAAGCAGGCATCCTTAACGAAGCTGCTCCTACAAACTCTTCTGGATCCACTTCAGGCGCTGCAGGTTTCTCTGCAGGTGCTACAGCAACTGGTCCTGTTGCAGGTTTCGACCCAGTTCTAATCTCATTGATTAGACGTTCAATGCCTAAGCTTATTGCTTATGACATTGCTGGTGTTCAACCTATGACTGGTCCTACTGGTCTGATCTTCGCAATGAGATCTAGATACGGTACTAACAGAGCATCTGGTTCTGAAGCGTTCTTCAACGAATCAGATTCACAGTTCTCTGGAACTGACGCAGCACAGACTTCTGGTTTCGGATCACAAGGATCTGCACAAGCAGGTTCAAACCCAGGTCTTCTTAACGACTCTGGTACATATACCAACGGTACAGGAATGAGAACCGATGAGTCAGAGACTCTAGGTACTGGTTCTAATGCCTTCGCTGAAATGAACTTCAGCATTGAGAAAGTTACTGTGACTGCGAAGTCCAGAGCACTCAAGGCAGAGTACAGTTTGGAACTTGCTCAAGATCTTAAGGCAGTTCACGGATTGGACGCTGAATCTGAGTTGGCAAACATCTTGTCTACTGAGGTTCTTGCTGAAATCAACCGTGAAGTTGTTCGTACTGTGTACAAGGTTGCAAGACCTGGTTCTCAGTCAAACACTGCAACTGCTGGTGTATTCGATCTTGACGTTGACTCCAACGGTAGATGGTCTGTAGAGAAGTTCAAAGGTCTTCTTTTCAACATCGAAAGAGATATGAACGCGATTGGTCACGAGACTAGACGCGGGAAGGGTAACATCTTGATCTGTTCTGCTGACGTTGCATCTGCATTGTCAATGGCAGGCGTTCTTGATTATACTCCTGCTCTTGCTGGCAACAGTGGACTACTTCCTGACGACAATAGCAGCACTCTTGCTGGTACGTTGAACGGTAGAATCAAGGTTTATGTTGACCCATATTCTGCAAACGTAAGTGACAGACACTTCTACGTTGCTGGATACAAAGGTAGTTCTGCATATGATGCTGGACTGTTCTACTGCCCATACGTTCCTCTTCAGATGGTTCGTGCGGTTGGTCAGGACACCTTCCAACCAAAAATTGGATTTAAGACAAGATACGGTCTTGTTGCAAACCCATTTGCTGAAGGTACAACTCAAGGTAGCGGTGCTCTTACTGCTAACGCTAACCGTTACTACAGACGTAGTTTGGTTGACAACCTTATGTAAGCGATCGCTTATATTTGTTTACTCAAAGGACCCTACGGGGTCCTTTTTTTTGTGTCCACACCTAAATATATCAGTACGAGTAAGAACAATGTCTAGGAACTTCGTCACTAAAGAAGACATAAATGTCCGAGTTCTAAAACTAAAAACTGAAATTATCGATAAGAAGTATAAAGAGGAATCGGAAGAATGGGAGGAGGGTGCACATTTTATGCTCAATAGTGTTATCGATATACTGCAAGAGTATCGTGGATAAATAGAATTGGCGGAACCCAATCATTTAGATAATGTCTTTTCAAACGCAAATAAGCAATAGGAATTTCCTCAGTCCAGGTGGGTTTCGCTTCACTCTGGCAAAGTATCCTAAGGTCGCATACTTCGCACAGATGGCAAACGTACCAAACATCTCTATGAGTTTGGTTGAGCAACCTACACCATTCAGAAGCACCTACCTTGAAGGTACTCTCGACTATGGTCGTTTCAATCTACAGTTTCTTGTAGATGAAAGTATGGAGAACTATTTGATCCTCCATAACTGGATGCGTGGTCTAGCAGTTCCAGAGAGGTTCGAAGAACGTCAGCAGATGATCGACGCAACTCCTGAGAACAACGTCAAAGGTTTAGGTGATGATCTTATCTTTGCTGACGGTACACTGACTATCCTCAACTCTAACTTCCAACCTCTATACAATGTCGTCTTCACGAACTTGAAACCAGTGGAACTTAGTACACTAGAGTTTGACGGTACACTTAGTGACCAAGAATATTTCCAATCAATCGTATCATTCGATTACCTATCATACGAGATCCAAGCAATCGACGGTGGTAGAAAGAAAAATTTATCTTAATTTATGGCATTACTTGAAGAGTTGCAGGAGTCCTGGTCTAAGGACTCTATTTTTAATGAAGCAGATTTGGGCAACGAGTCCTTGCAAATAGCAAGTTTACATCAGAAGTACCACATCTATTACAACAAATACAAATTAATTCTTGAGGATGAGAAATGTAAACTCAAGAGATGTTACCGTGAGAAGTGGTTATGGTATAGCGGAAAGAAAACAGACGAGAACAATCAAGTCTTTGATCTCAAAGTGCTTAAGGGTGATCTAAGTACCTTCCTAGATTCTGATGAAGATATTCAGAAGCAAGGTTTGAGAGTAACTTATTTCGAAACTTGTATAAATTATATTGAGAACATCTTAAAGATGATCAACAATCGTGGATTCCAAGTGAAGAACGCGATTGATGCAAAGCGGTTTGAATTCCCTATCTAATGGTTACCATTGAAAAGAAGAATGAAGTTTCTCTAAGGATCGGTGCTGAGTTATCTCAGCATAGAGAGTTAAGTGATTACTTTACATTTGCAGTACCAGAAGCAAAATTTCTGAAACAACAGAAACGCTACAAGTATTGGGATGGATTGATCAGACTGTATTCTCCTGGGACAGGTGAACTACCTGTGGGGTTGTTTCATTATCTTGAGGAATGGTTACAGAAAAAGGAATATGAATATACAATAGTAGACAACAAATACTCAGGTACCCCTGGTGAAGAAAACACACTTATCACACCCGAGGCAGTTAATGGTTTTGTTCGATCTCTGGGTACTCCTTTCAAGGCGAGAGATTACCAACTCCAAAGCATTTATTCAGCACTTCGGCACAACCGTAGATTATTACTCTCTCCCACTGGATCTGGGAAATCATTCATAATCTACTGCCTTCTCAGATGGCACCTACAATATAATAGAGAGATCTTGATTATTGTACCTACAACCTCTTTGGTTGAACAACTTTACAAGGACATTGAACAATATGGATTCTACGCTCGAAACACAATACACAAAATCTACGGGGGAAGAGACCGTTATGACAGGAGTCCTGTCGTCATTTCTACGTGGCAATCTATCTACAAGGAGTCTAAGGATTACTTTAATAGGTTTGATGTTGTTATCGGCGATGAAGCGCACCAGTACAAAGCGAAGTCGCTGACAGGTATTCTTAATAAGTGCCACAATGCCAAGTACAGATATGGTCTGACTGGTACGTTGGATGGTATGCAATGCCATCAACTTCAACTGGAAGGTCTGTTCGGTAAAGTTAATAATGCTATACGCACAAAAGATTTGCAGAAGAAAGGACATCTGACTGAACTCAAGATTAATGTACTGCTGTGTAAACACGATTATATTGGTTTCGATTCTTACTTTGATGAAATAGATTATATCATATCCCACGAGAAAAGGAATAATATTATTACTGGTCTTGCTAGAGACTTGGTTGGTAACACTCTAATTCTATTCAACTACGTGGAGAAGCACGGAGAACCTCTTTACGAAATGATAAATAGTAAAGCAGGGGATAAACATATATTTTTTATCCACGGCAAAGTTCCCACTGAGGAACGAGAAGAGGCACGCCAGATCTGTGAGGACACGGACAATGCAATTATTCTTGCATCGTATGGGACGTTCTCAACTGGTATCAATATAAAAAACTTACACAATGTGATATTTGCTTCCCCATCCAAGTCTAAGATTCGCAATCTCCAGTCTATTGGTAGGGCACTACGGAAGCACGACTCAAAGAGTCAGGCAACACTATATGATTTTGCCGATGATATTAGCAATGGTTTTCGTATGAATGCAACGTTGAACCATTTAGTTGAACGCATCCGTCAGTACAAGGATGAAAAGTTTGAATACTCAATTACTAAAATCAAATTAGGAAACTAGTATGTCTCTAAATTACATCAAACCCGACGAAGAATTCTACGGATGTATTAAACTTACATCTGGAGAGGAACTTCTTGGCAGAGTTGTTGTAGTAGAAGAGCATAAAGGTTTCTATTGTGCATTCATTCAAGACCCTGGCAAAGTGCACAGCACTGAGAAGATGATTGAAGATAAGAGAGCAGTAGCAGTAGGACTCAAGAGGTGGATGGTCTTCTCTGATGAAGACTTCTTTATTATTCCTGAAGAGAGGATTATTACGATCGCGCCGATGTCGTCGGACGCGGTTCTGATGTACAAATTCTTTTGTAAACAAGAGTTCAAAAAACATCCCGATGATGTCCCTGATTCGAGTATTGAACTGACTCAGGAAATGGGTCTCATCGGTGAAGTAGAAAAGATGAGAAAGAAATTAGAACAACTGTTTAACGGTAATAGCTAAGAGCTTATCCTTTGCAACCCCGACAGTGTTGATCATAATTGTTTTAGAGAAGGATGTCAAGGGCATCAATAACCATTGACCAGATCCCAGTTCTCTGCTACAATTACATTATGAAGTAACCAACACAATGGCGTTAATGGCAGCACGGCGAACCAAAAACCAGCACTATGTAGATAACCAGAAATTTCTTGCTGCTATCGTTAAATACAGAGACCTGGTGGAAATTTCTAAAATCAAATCTAAACCCAAACCTAGAATTGATGAGTACATTGGAGAGTGCTTCCTAAAGATTGCTACTCACCTTTCATATAGACCAAACTTTATTAACTATATGTACAAGGAGGATATGATCTCAGATGGTATCGAGAATTGTGTTCAGTATATTGACAACTTTGATCCTGCTAAAAGCAGGAATCCTTTTGCATATTTTACTCAAATCGTTTACTATGCATTCTTAAGAAGGATTGCTAAAGAGAAAAGACAGATGGATATTAAAGATAAAATTATTGAGAAGAGTGGATTCGATCAAGTATTCCATTCTGATGGAGACGGAGATACTGCACAACTTAATAGTATCAAGTCTCGTATTGAAATGAACAATCGTTACTAATGTTAATCGAACAACTTGCAACTGTCATTCGCTTAGCGATTGAAGGGTTGGATGCTGAACGAGTTGAATGTGATCAAGAAGAAATAGTTAATGGTAATCTTATCATAAAAAATGAGATATACAAATGCGAAGGTCTTCGTAAGTTACACCTCGAAGTAGCAAAGACAGATAAACTAGATGTACTCCACTGTGTATTCTTTCCAGACTTTGAGTACCCGATACCTATCTTTGGTGCAGATATTATTGCAACACCTCAGACAGTAACTGCTGCGATTGTAGATGTATCACCTGTAAACGAATGTGGTAACATCTACGCTAGTATAGAACCGTTGTGTAACTCATATAATTTCACACATAAAAGACCATTACCACTATGGGGTGAGATCTTCTCTCCTTGGTGTAAGTTTCAAAGACTACATCTAGCAAGTGAGCAGAAGGATTTCATCAACTTGGTCAACAACATCCTTATGATATATTGTGATCACGTTAGGAATTCAAAGAAGGATGACAACTGGGTCAATAATATGTTAAGATTAGATGACCAGACTTGGTACTGTAAATCCCAGAAACAAAATAAGAAGACTCTCGCAGTTCTAAGTCAATGGTTTGACAGAGAGTTTGCAGAGAAATACATAAACGAAATGCTCTTCGACATTCCAAAACTTAAATGAAACTGACACAAGAAATGATCGACAAGATCCAAGACTTATTGAACCACACCAAAAAGGATGGTACAATGAACTGGGTTGACGGTGATGACATCACGATCAGTTTAGCAGGAACGTTCGCTGCTGATAGATTTATCGTTATCGGAAACGAATCTAAAAAACCTTGGGTACCTTCAGAACCACACCCTTACTACGACTACGAAAAAAAGGAATTTATTAAACCAACCAAAGATGAAAGTTCTTCTGATAACTGATCAACACTTCGGTGTTCGTAATGACCACCCTGTCTTCATTGAGAAGTACAGAGAGTTCTATACGAATACTGTGATCCCTTATATTAAGAAGCATAAAATCAAAACAGTATTTTGTTTAGGTGATACCTTTGATAAGCGTAAGTCAATCAACTTTGCATCTTTAGATGCTGCAAAGGAAATGTGGTTTGATCCGCTTCAAGAGATGGGTGTCAAGATGATTATGCTTATCGGTAATCACGACATCTATTATAAGAATACTCTACGTGTGAATGCGCCTGATCATCTACTAGGCGAGTACGATAATATTACTATCATTGAGTCACCAACAGAATTAAAATTTGGTGAGAAGAAAATTCTATTTTTGCCTTGGATTTGTCCTGACAATAAAGATACTGTTGATGACGTTATTGATAAGTCCACTGCTGACATTCTCCTTGGACACCTAGAACTATCTGGGTTTGAAGCAGTTCCAGGTCACATAATGGAGCACGGAGAAAATCCTGAGAGGTATGGTAAGTTCCCACTAGTGTGTACTGGTCATTACCATATGAAATCTAGACAAAACAATATTCAATATCTCGGAAACCCGTACCATCTTTACTGGAATGATTACGGTCAGGATCGTGGATTCCACGTACTAAATACTGATACATTAAACTTAACATTCGTTAAAAATCCATACGATATATTCTGCAAATTATACTACGATGATTCTAGAAACGATTACGATGATATTCCTGACCTCTCCGAACTCAAAGGAGCATTCGTCAAACTAATCGTTCAGAACAGATCTAATCAGAAATGGTTTGATCGTATGATTAAAGCAATTCAACAGGCAGATGTGGCAGATCTAAAAATCATTGAGGATCTTACACTAGATGCACCCGAGATTAAAGAAGACGTGAAGATGGAAGATACAATGAGTATCCTTGAGACTTACGTTATGGACTTGGAGGAATCTGTTGACAAGAAAAATGTCGTTAACATTCTGAAGTCCTTATACGTGGAGAGTCTAAACCTATAATGTATATCCTTGTTGATAATTCTAACGGAGGGGTGTATGCTGTAAACAAAGCAGATCCCGATAATCCAGATGCTAAGGAACCACTTACCAAAGCAGTACAGATTTTCATTGACAAGGATGATGCTGTGCGCTATAATTTAATGCTAGAGGCAAACGATTACAAACGTAAACTAGATGTCCTTGAGGTCGATTTCGATCTCGTAGTACATAATTGCCTAGCGCATCGCTACGACTATGTTGTAGTAAAACCTGATCAAGTGGTGGTACCTCCAGATTTTCAATGATTATTTTTGAGAAACTTAGATGGCGAAATTTTTTATCAACTGGCAACAACTTTACCGAACTGGATCTAATTGATACTGGATCAACTCTTGTTGTAGGTAACAATGGTGCAGGCAAGTCCACAATGTTGGATGCTTTGTGCTTTGGATTATTCAATAGACCTTTCCGAAAGGTGTCCAAGTCTCAGTTGGTAAATACTATTAACGAAAGAGATACCCTCGTTGAAATTGATTTTAGTATTGGTTCTGTTTCATACAAAGTAGTACGAGGGATGAAACCCAATGTATTTGAAATTTGGAGGAATGGCGAACTCGTTGATCAAGACGCTGCGAATCGAGACTATCAAAAATACTTGGAACAATCGATACTTAAACTTAACTTCAAGTCTTTCACTCAAGTGGTTATACTTGGAAGTTCTACTTTTGTTCCTTTTATGCAGTTATCTGCTCCGCATCGAAGAGAGGTTATCGAAGATCTACTGGACATTCAGATCTTTTCGCAAATGAATATGCTCCTCAAGGAGCGTATGAAAGATAACAGAGAACAACTCAAAGAGTGTGAGCATCAGTTACAACTTGCAGAACAAGCAATTAATTCTCAGAAGAGAACTGTTGATAAGTTATCAGCAGTAAATGATGAGCGTATCAATAGACAGCAAGATAAATTTAAAGACAATGAAGATAGAATGTTGGTGATCAAAGAAGAGATCTCCATTGTGAACTCTCGTGTCATCGGACTCAAGTCTATGCAAGAAGAGTTGATGAAGCACGAGAGTATTTTGATGAAGCAAAATAAGATCAAATCTAAATTACAAGACAAAGGTAAGAAGTCTATCAAGGATAAAGAATTCTTTGAGAAGAACTCAACCTGTCCTACCTGCTCTCAGGATATTGAAGAATCGTTTAGAAATATGAAGGTTTCTATCTATTCGAAGAAGTACGAAGAGATGCGTGTTGCAGTATCTGAACTTGACACACAGATTGCAGATACTATAGAACTTTGTACGAGCATTAAGAAAGATACAAATCAACTTACGGAAGATCAATTTGAGATTCGCCGTCTGTACAATGAAGAAAAGAATTTAATGAAAGAGAATAGTGAGATCTTATCTCACGTTCAGCGTCTAAATACATTACCTGACATCAAGAAAGAGAGAGAACAACTAGTTGTCTTCCAACAAACTTACGACGAGAAGGAAGAGTCTTGTTCTAAAGTTTCTAGAGAAACATTAGATTACAAACTAGTTGGTAACCTCCTTAAGGATGGTGGTATCAAGTCTAAAATTATTGCTAAGTATATCCCTATCATCAACCAGAGAATCAATAAGTATCTGGGTGAGATGGATACCTTCGTTAATTTTACCCTTGACGAAGAGTTTAGCGAGGTGATAAAATCTCGCCATCGCGACAAGTTCTCCTATGCCTCATTTTCTGAAGGCGAAAAGCAGAAGATTGATCTGTCATTATTATTTACTTGGAGACACGTTGCGAAACTCAAAAACTCTGTAGCGACAAACCTTCTCATCCTTGACGAAGTGTTTGATTCATCGCTAGATAACCAAGCAACAGATGAACTCTTAAAAATTCTTAAGAGTCTAGGTAGCGACACGAACTTCTTTGTGATCTCACATAAAGGTGAGGTGCTTGCAGATAAGTTTGAGAAGCAAATTCGTTTTGAAAAAGTAAACGGGTTTAGTAAATCATTCATTTATGAGTAATGTTTAGTCATCCTTTTTTTACTAGTAACAATGGGTACAGTAAGCACGATGAATTTAAGTTTGATCTTCTGGATCACCGTGATGACATCTGTGTAGATACCAATATTTTTTATGGCACTGGGTACTCAACTATTCATTCTAACTTTGAATATCATTTGGTGTATCCAAAGTTTGCAGATTGGGTTCTCTCGAACATCGAACCTTTTGATGAAGAACTCCAGATTGACAAGATGTGGGTCAACGTCAATCCGAAAGGTGGGTTCCAAATGCGTCACAACCACGCAGATTGCGATATGGCAGGGACTTACTATGTCAAGGTCCCACCAGGTGACACTGGGGACATATATTTCTATCATCCCTCACACTCTGTCGAAACGTTAAATAGAATACAACCTTATTGGGCATACACACATTGTCAAATCCCAAGAGAGCGTGACTTATACTTCTGGCCAGGTTATAATGATCACGAAGTCCGACAAAATTATGAAAACCAAGAACGATGGAGCATCAGTTTTACTCTAAAGATACCTCAGAAAGTCCGAGAAGTAAGATTTCCCAATTTACCCAGGACTTCTTAGACCCATTGAAAACTTCTAGGGTTGAATTATTTCCTACCACAATCTATGTGTTTAATCATAATAACTCTATGATTACAGATGAAATAAACTCACTACCAGACGACCCCGAGATCCTATCTCACTTATCCCCAGGTGCAAAACGTTCTATCGTTGAAGGATCGCACAATGGTATGTACGGTCTACAGTTATTCAAACGATATGATATGCCAGAGTTTGAAAGATTTATTATGCATTCCTTAGAACAAGTTTATACTGAGGCACAAATTTTTCAAAGTTGGATAAATAAATTACCTAAGGGTAGCAGTCAGGCAGTTCATACTCACGCTAACTCTGTTGTATCTGGAGTATATTATCACGAGACCACAGCAAATATGGGTGGAATCGTTTTTATGAATCCAAATCCATACTCTAAGATGGCAATGTGGGGTACAGAAGAAGGTAGATTTTTCCCCTGTACACCTAACACACTAGTATTATTCCCATCTTGGTTGGAGCACAAAACATCAGAGAACCGATCAGATCATCCACGAGTATCGATAGCATTCAACGCAAAGTAGACAGTTGACAAACTGGCACACTAACCCTTCCATTCGCTTGGAGGGGTTTTATAATATGTACATAGACACGGAAACAAATGACAGTAAACACAGGAGTCAAAGGTACACTTGCTAAGTTGCTCGCAACTGAAGACCTTATAATCGAGCACAAGAAATGTGAGACAGCATCATTTGATGTCAAGCGTAGAGTTCTAACTCTTCCTCAGTGGGAGAAAGCAACTGAGCAGGTTTATGATCTACTTGTAGCACACGAAGTAGGACACGCACTTTACACTCCTGCTGACTGGAATGCAGATCAGTTCAAATGTCCTCAGTCATACGTCAACGTGACAGAAGATGCACGTATCGAGAAGATGATGAAGAGACGCTATCAAGGTCTACCAAAAACTTTCTACAGAGGATACAGAGATCTAGATGCTCAAGACTTCTTCCAAGCATCTGAAGCATACAAACTAAACCTTATCGATCGTATCAACCTTCACTTCAAGATCGGTAACTTCAGAAACATTCCTTTCTCTGCTGAAGAGCAAGTATTTGTAGATGAGACTGGTAACGCAGAGACTTTCCAAGAAGCGTGTGACGTTGCTCTTAAGGTATTCAAGTATATGAAGGAGACTCTTGAAGAGCAGCAGACACAGGAAGTTCCAGTTCCTAAGGGTGCACCTCAAGGTGGTGGACAAGGTGAGATGATTCCATCTGATGAAAAGACTGATGGTCCTGCTGATCAGGAAAAGTTCCAAGAGGACGTAAACCCTGATGCAGACATTGACAATCCATCCTTTGAGCAAGGTCAACCAGAACCAACTGATGATCAGCAATCCAACGGACAAGAAGGTACAGATACTAAAGATCCTCTAGAGTCAATCACCGATCAACAGTTCCAAGATGCAGTCAAGGATCTTGTTGAGAATACATATGACTCCGAGTACATTGAGATCCCTACTGTCGATACTAAAAAATTAGTTATCGGTTGGGAGAAACTTGTAAACCACTCTGAGTCCTTCTGGGCAGGTGCCAATAGTGAGCACGAGAAAGAAGAACTTGACAAGTCTGTAGTTGAGTACAATGAGTTCATCAAAAAGTCTCAGAAAGAAATCAACTATCTTATCAAAGAGTTTGAGTGCAGAAAAGCAGCAGACTCCTATGCACGTTCACTTACATCTAAGACTGGTGTTCTAAACACAACTGTATTACACCAGTACAAGTACAACGATGACATCTTCAAGAGAGTAACAGTTATACCTGATGGTAAGAACCACGGTATGATCTTCCTTCTTGACTGGTCAGGTTCTATGTCAAACTGCCTGTTTGATACTGCCAAGCAAGTCCTACAACTTGCACACTTCTGCAGAAAGATCAACATCCCATTCCGTTGCTATGCATTCACCTACGCTTGGAATGCATTCTACAATCAGGAACAACCCGAAGATGAACGTTTTGAACCAAAGTACGGTAACATCTCATTCTCTAACGGATTCTGTCTTGTAGAAATGCTTTCTTCTGAAGCAAAGAAAAAGAAAGACTTCGATCGTTCTTGCTTGACATTCTGGAGAAACGTTGCATCTAACTGCAGCGACAGAGGACACTGGTATGGTCGTCACTACGGTTTCAACCACGCTCCAGGTCTAGGTCTCAGTGGTACACCTCTTCTTGAGTCTATCTCTGCTATGCACTCCATCATCCCTCAGTTCAAGAAAGAGACTGGTGCTCAGAAAGTATCTCTTTCAATCTTGACTGACGGTGAGTCTGGTCCTGCATCCTACTTCTGTGAGCGTAGCGGTCTCTTCTCAGGTAGGTTGTTTGAGAATGCATACGGACGTAGGTGCCAACTTCGCGATCGTAAACTTGGTAAGATCTATCAGAAAGAAGATAATCCTTCATACCAAGTAAACATCTTCCTTCAGAATCTTAAGGAGAAGTTCCCTGAGGTAACAACTATCGGATTCCGTCTGGTTAACTCACGTGATGCAGCAGGTTACCTCCGTCAACTTGGGTATATGAATGCCCTCAAGAGAGTTGACCTTGCTCACGCTAAGTTCCGTAAGGACAAGTTTGTAGAGATCACAGAGTCTGAGTATGATGTACTCTACGTTATGCCTACAAACACACTAGAAGATAGTGAGTCAATCGAAGTCGAGGACGGTGCTGAAATCAAAGAGATCCGTGCTGCCTTCAAGAAACTTTACAAAGGTAAGGGGAGCAATAAGAAGATGCTCTCATCCCTAAGTAAGACAATCGCATAAGTGGCACACTGCCATACCATCTGTGCCACAGATGCACTATACTTAATTCATAGCAAACAAATCAAACACACATTAAACAAATGCCTTTCGATCCTATCCCACACACAACCGAAGACTTCTTCAACTATCTTGTAGAGAACTTCGGACCAGAAGTTTCTGTTCCTAATCTTCTCTCTGCATCTGACCACTTCGGATGTTCTCTTGCCACTGTCAAGAAACGTATGAAGCAGTACAAAGCAGGTTACAACAAGTGGCAACTCACAGTTACTGAAGCACGTAAGCAACTCGAAGCAGCAGTTGCCCCATCAGTATCTCTTGTTCCTACAACAGATCCCAACTTCATTCCTTTCGGTAACTACTCTACAGTCAAGAAAGTTATCAAGAGTAAAGCATTCTATCCTACTTACATTCAAGGTTTGTCAGGAAACGGTAAGACTCTAGGTGTAGAGCAAGCGTGTGCATCTCTAAATAGAGAGTTGATTCGCGTAAATATCACTATTGAAACAGACGAAGATGATCTTATTGGTGGGTTTCGTCTTGTTGATGGTAATACTGTTTGGCACAACGGACCAGTCGTCGATGCTCTGGAGAAAGGAACTGTCCTTCTTCTAGATGAAGTTGATCTTGCATCGAACAAGATCCTATGTCTTCAATCTGTACTGGAAGGTAAAGGTGTATTCCTTAAGAAGATTGGACGTTATGTACAACCATCCCCAGGATTCAATGTTATTGCAACTGCAAATACTAAAGGTAAAGGCAGCGATGACGGTCGCTTTGTTGGAACAAATGTTCTCAATGAAGCATTCCTAGAGCGTTTTGCTATTACCCTCGAACAAGATTACCCAACAGTGGTAACTGAAACCAAAATCCTCAAAGCAATCTGCTCTGATGATGACTTCTGTAAGCGTCTTGCTGACTGGGCATCTATCATCCGTAGAACATTTGCTGAAGGTGGAATCGATGAGTTAATCTCTACTCGTCGGTTGGTTCACATTGCCAAGGCATTCAATATCTTCGGTTCCAAAGAAGATGCAATCAAGTACAGCATCAACAGGTTTGATGATGAGACTAAGCAAGCATTCTTTGAACTGTACGACAAGATTGACGCGGACTTCGCACCCGAAGGTGACAAAGTTGTTCCTTTAAATGGAAACGATGTTGACTTAGGGTGATAACTCTGATAAACTAAAAGCATCCTATGGATCTCCCTATTAACGACGAGGAACTCCTCACTATTGTCGCTGCCCTTAAACTGGGTGGCGACACTGCCCTTCACAACAAACTCAAACTTGTTACTGAACTAAAGGCACTAGGGAAACCTTACAAAAAAATCCTTCGAGAACAATACGGTTATGTCGTGTAAGTATGAAGAAGAGGAAACTCTTCAAAAATTGAAAGAGTACATCACTGGAACATATCGAGGTCACTATTCAGCAGGCAATGATCAGATTCAAACTCTAGATCTAATTGAAGCGTGTGGTGACGCTGAGGCATTCTGTAGAAGTAACATTCTAAAGTATGCCTCTCGCTATGATAAGAAGGGATGTGCTAAAGTGGACCTCTTTAAGGTGATGCATTACGCAGTCCTTCTATTCCATTTCTCTAACAAGAACCAAATTACTGAATCCTATCCTCAATGAGCACAGTCAAGATTTCTAAAAAAACACAATCAATCCTAAAAAACTTTGCTACCATCAATAAGTCGATCGTTATTGATCCTGGCAGTAGGATCCGTACGATCTCTGTCAATCGCAACATTTATGCTTCTGTCGAAGTTGCTGAAAAGTTCCCTCAGCAAGTCCCGATTTATGACTTGGGTCTTTTCCTCTCTGGTCTCTCGTTGTTTGAGAATCCAATTTTTGACTTCAGTGATCCTCAGAAACTTGAGATCAAAGATGAAGTCCACCAAGCAAAGACACAATACTACTACAGTGACCCAGACATCATCACGAAACCACCGTCCAAAGAGTTGGACATCCCTGGGGTAGATGTAGAATTTAATCTTCGCACTGATACTCTTGCTGACCTTCAACGTGCTGCATCCGTTTACCAAGTACCTGACCTATGTCTGTACAATGGTGGTGGTAACATCAACTTGATGGTTTGTGATAAGAAGAATGAAACTAGTAACACATTCAGTGTTCCAGTTGGTGTTCTTGATTCTCCTGAGGATGAGTTCTGCTATTGTTTTAAAGTAGAGAACCTTCGTCTTCTCCCTGGTGATTACAAAGTTCGTATCGCTAAGAACAAGATCGGTCACTTCCAATCAACCAGTACAGATCTTGAATACTACATCGCTCTAGAACCTAAAGGCAAATGATTAAATCTGACCTCTTCTCAGTTCCAGTTTATATCCACTCAGTAAAAGACTGGGAAACAATCAAGATGAATTTCTTGAACGAGATTAACTGGAACGATCCAGAGTGTCAGGATTTGATGCAAGATGATTATCTCAATGGGGGGTATAGCGATTTCCATAAGTATTACGCTGCAGGACGCAACCCAGAATACTATGATGAGTTAATGACAATCTTGCACGAACCGCTCCAAGTGTTTGCTAGTATGAACCCTGGAGCATTTGTGTCAAATGCGTGGTGCCAAAAGTATCCCGCTAACACTTGTCACGCTGCACACAATCACGGTGCAATTGGATACTCTTCGGTATTCTATGCACAACTAGGCAGAGCACATAAACCCACATCATTCTTCTCACCGTTGATTGATCCGTGGACTGGACAAATCGAATCGATTGAACCAGAATGTAGGGAAGGTGATATAATTTTCTTCCCATCCTATCTTATCCATCAGTCACAACCACATCGTGCTGCTGAAGATAAGATTATATTTTCTTTCAACTTACATCTCTCAGGAGAGACTATTTCATTATGAGTGATTTTCTTTGGTGTGAACAATATCGTCCTCGTAAGATCGACGATTGTATTCTGCCCGAGAATATCAAGAGTGTACTAAACAAGTTTGTAGAGCAAGGTGAGATCCCTAACCTGCTACTGTCTGGACCTCCTGGTATTGGCAAGACTACAGTAGCAAAAGCATTATGTGAACAACTAGAGGCAGACTACTATGTCATCAACGGATCAGACGAAGGACGGTTTCTCGATACAGTCAGAAACAATGCGAAGAATTTCGCTTCGACCGTATCGCTTACTTCAACTTCTAAACACAAAGTCATCATCATTGACGAAGCAGATAACACAACCAATGATGTTCAACTCCTCCTACGGGCAAGTATTGAGGAGTTTAGTGGCAACTGCAGATTCATCTTCACCTGCAACTACAAAAACAAAATCATTGCCCCCCTCCATTCTCGCTGCTCAGTTGTTGACTTCGGAATCACAGGCAAACAAAAGCAACAACTCGCAGCAGAGTTTTTCAAGCGTGTCCAGTCCATCCTTGAAGAGCAAAAGGTCTCTTCGGAACCTCGTGTTCTGGCGGCGCTAGTACAGAAATATTTCCCTGACTTCAGACGTACACTAAATGAACTCCAACGTTATTCTTCTATCGGTAAGATTGACACTGGTGTTCTTGCTGCTGTATCTGATACTAAACTTGACGACCTAGTAAAGTTTCTCAAGGACAAAGAGTTTACTAAGATGAAGAAGTGGGTTGTTCAGAATCTGGACAATGAACCTACACAGATCATCAGGAATGTGTACGACAGTCTCTATACATATATGTCACCACGATCTATTCCTGAGGCAGTTCTTCTTATTGGTGAGTACCAATACAAGGCAGCGTTTGTTGCTGACCAAGAGATTAACTTGGTTGCTTTCCTTACTGAACTTATGATGAGGTGCGAGTTCAAATGAAATTGAAATACCCAAAAGCGTATAACTTTGTAGACGCTCTAACAGATATTAGATCAGCAGTCTTGCTGATTGGACTCCACGGTGAAAACCTTATTGGTTTAGAACTTGGAGTCTTTCGTGCAGAAAGTTTTCTAACTATTTTACAGAACTGTCCTAACGTAAAGAAGTTGTACGGTGTTGATAACTGGGAACCATACACAGACTGGATGAACCCAGAAGGTGATGGTCCTTTAAACTCTACTTCTCCTGCACAGATGGAGACACACGAATGGATCGCCAAGCATCATATCAAATGGTCTGGTGAGCAACATCGTTCTGAACTTTGGAAAGGTAATACAGATACCCTTCACGAAGACTGTGACGATGAGACATTCGATTTTATTTTCTTTGATGCTTGGTTAAATTACGAACAAGTAAAGCGTGAACTAAATGATTGGTATCCTAAAATTAAAAAGGGTGGTCTAATCATTGGGCACGATTACAATGCTGAACCAGTTAATGTTGGTGTGGCAGAGTTTAGAGATATAAATGACATCAATAGTCATATGGCAACATATGATTCTATGTTTACTTGGAAAAAATGAATCACATTGGATTAGAAATTGTCTTCTGGACAACTCTTACATTTTATATTTTAGTTAGACTAGGAGTATTCAAGAAATGAAATTGAATTACCCGAAAGCAATGAAAAAGCACGAGATCTTTCCTATCGAGATCTTTACCTTTGAAAGACCCGATCTTGTAGATCCTATCTTGGATGCTCTTGATCCTATTGAACGTGGTATGTTTAACTTCCCACATCCTGTACAGTCTACTAAAGGTAATCTTCAAAACCTTCCTGCATTTCAACCACTTACAACTTGGATCGAAGAATGTCTGGAAGAGATTAAGGTTGATCAAGAGTTTGAGATGTGGGGTAAGTTTGAAGTCTCTATGATGTGGGGAAACGTATCGATGCCACATTCTGAAGGGATGCATCAACCACACAGACACCCTCTTTCATACTGGTCAGGTATCTTCAATCTAACTGAAGGTCACCCAACGCAGTTCCAAGACCCCTGTTGGGTCCGTTCTTACAATCAGATGGAAGTAGTCTCCTCAGCATATAAGAACGCTTGTAGCGCCCCTGAGTGGCGTCCTGGGACACTGGTAGTCTGGCCAAGTTGGTTAATTCATTTTTCAACACCTCACGTGGGTGATATGTTCCGTGCAAATATTGCGTGGAATGCACTTCCAACTGGTCCTATTAACTTCGGACCCTTCGGACAAAATATGACCAACATCAAGTTGGTTCAAGATGACCCTGTTATGCAACCAAACCCTAATGAAAATTGACAAGCACTACGATCCTTACAAGGACCTAGAGAACGAAATTCTTGATGACATCAAGTATGCTTCAGAAAGAATTGGTGGTATAATGAATACACATATCAAAGTGAGTCACACTGGTGAGCAGTGTAAGGTAATTACTATTGAGTATGACTTTAAAGTACAGTGAGATGAAATCGTACAAAACTCCGCTCCGCTATCCAGGTGGGAAGTCACGTGCTGCTGCAAAACTGTATCCACAGTTTCCTGATTACGTGAAAGAGTTTCGTGAACCATTCCTGGGTGGTGGTTCTATGGCAATCTATTTCTCAAAGGAGAATCCTGACACCCCTGTCTGGGTGAATGATACTTACTTTTACTTGTATAACTTCTGGGTACAACTTCAAGATCGTGGATACGAATTGAGTGATACTCTGATGTCAGTCAAGAATCATCACGACAATGAGCAGAAAGCAAGAGAACTCTTTCAGAAATGTAAAGCAGACATTGGAAATGTGGATGAGTTTCAACAGGCAGTTTATTTCTACGTGCTTAATAAGTGTTCATTCTCTGGACTGACAGAGAACAGTTCATTTTCTAAGCAGGCATCTGTATCAAACTTCAGCAAGAAAGGAATCAGGAAACTTGCACACTATAGTCATATCATTGAGCACTGGGAGATCACTAACAATGACTATGAAGATCTGATGACGGATGATCAGGATATATTTTGTTTCCTAGATCCTCCATATGACATCAAAGATTTCTTGTACGGAACCAAGGGTTCTATGCACAAAGGATTTGATCATCAAAGGTTTGCACGTGTATGTAATGAGTCTACCTGCAAATGGATGATCACCTATAATTCAAATGAAAATACTCGTGGTCTGTTTCCAGATCACACACAGGCAGAATGGGATCTCACATATACAATGAGATCTACAGGCGGTTACAACGCTGCACAATCAAAACGTAAAGAACTTCTCATCACCAACTATGTCAAAGCACCACAAGGATTACCCTTTAACTGATTACTTAAACAGTATTAATTTCACTAAAGAAGATCTTCGTGAACGTGGTGAAGACTGGATGAGGAAGTATCCTCCATACATTGTCAACAAATGTTTTAGTGGATTCAAAGAGACTGTGCTATATGCCAATGCTCTCAATGAGTTTCACCAACTTGATAATGATCTTCAATATTCATTTTATCTAAATAGTCTGAGAAAGAAACGTCGTTTCTCTCCTTGGCAGCGTAAGGACAAGATTGATAATCTTGACCTCATCAAAAAATACTTCAAGTATTCAGATGAAAAAGCACGGGATGCGCTTCGTATTCTGACCAACGATCAGATTGAATTGATTAAATTAAAAATGAATACTGGAGGTAAAACCAATGGCAGGTGAGATCGAGATCTCTTGGTCACCCGATATTATGGTCGAAGTTAGTCTCAAGCAACCAGATGATTTTCTGAAAGTTAGAGAGACGCTTACCAGAATCGGTGTAGCATCGAGAAAGGAAAAGAAATTATTTCAGAGTTGTCATATTCTTCATAAGAAGGGCAAGTATTATATCGTACACTTTAAAGAGTTGTTTGCGTTGGATGGAAAGCACGCGAACCTAACTTCTAACGATGTAGAACGTCGCAATAGAATTACTAAACTACTATCCGACTGGGGACTTGTAGATGTTGTTGATGAAGAACTTGGTGAACTTGCACCGTTAAATCAGATTAAGGTTATCTCTTACAAGGACAAGGGTGAATGGATTTTAGAGTCGAAATATAATATCGGTAAGAAACGTCAGGTCGCAGAGTAGATATATATAGTAGTCCTTCACAGTGACTATGGCAGACGAAAAGAAACAACCTCCTAAATCCGAAGAGAAACCAAAAGGTTTCTTCGGTCGCTTAAAGGAAGCATCAGAAGATAAGGAAGAACAACTCGCGATACTATCAACGTTCGTGAGACTTGGGATTCTGGTTTGGTCTGGTGGAATTCTGACGTTAGCGTACGTTGACTTGCCAAAGGCACTCAACTTCCCCGAGCAAGATCTCGATCCAACTTTCATAGCTTCGGTCTTCACTGGAGTTTTAGCTACTTTTGGCGTTCAGACTGCCAAGAAGAATAACGGTGCTGCTACTGGTGGTGGCAGTGGGATAACAAAGGCAGATATGGAAAGACTAATTGAGGCAGCGTCACAGACTGCTCCTGCACAAGTCATCCGTGTCGAACAAGCACCTTTGAAAATAACTACCGAAACTGATCCTAAAAAGTATGAGATGTAATTATGCAAAAAGTAATTAACGGACTTGTTGTAGTTAACTTTGTTTTCGCTGGTGTTCTTACTGGCGTTTTCGTTTATGGTTACGTCAACAGAGATAAAGTTGCAGAACAGGCAAGAGAAAGACTAACCAATTTGGTTGTCGAAGCAGTAGGTGGTATCGTTCCTGGAATGATGGACGATATGATTCCTGATGTTAGTGGTCCTGCGATGCCCCCAATTAAACCAACTATCCCAGGAATGTAATGAAATGGTTCGCTGTTAGTGCAGGTGTATTATTCGGTGTAGCACACATCGGAATGATCGGTCTGATTGCAAACAAACAAACACTTCCAACATTGAATCCTCCAGTAGGACCCTATAGTTCTTATGATGCATCTGTATCAGAAGATGGTTATCGGATTATCTACAAAGGTAATGATCCAAAAGTGATGAGTAAAGATACATACATTGACAAAGAGAATGGATTCTTTGGTATTGGTGGTAACACTAATATTAGAAAGTCAAATCAATATACTATGGATGGTAACCTCCATTTAGGAGGTGGTTCCGCTGACGGAATGGGAAAGTTATCTGCCAAGAAACTAGAGTGTATCAAGGCGGAAGGTGGTGGAGAACAGACAGGTGCCGTGGTAGGCGCTAGTGTCGGTGCCGCTGCTGCTCCTGCCCTATCAGGTGTACCGTTTATTGGTCCAATCCTAGCAGGTGGTGTTGCTCTATTTGGTGGTAATAAAGGTGCAGACATTGGTGGAGAGATTGCTCTCAGTATGAATGACTGCGAAGAGGAAATGACTGAATGATCGGTCCTTTCCTCAAAAAGTTAATTAAGTATTACCTTGAGAAACTTTTGATGTGGTTGAGACTGCTAAAATTTAATCTCGAACTCGACTCAGAGATCGATGAGTATCACAAAGCACTAGATAAAAGAGATGAAGAACGTAACTTACCTAGAGTAATCGAAGAAGGAGTCTTCGGTGAAGACGGTTGGTCTATTTCTATAAGTTCAGATTATGACAGAGATTCCACAGATCGGAGTACGGAAACTAGAGATACCTGAGGTTCAGACTTACGACTGGATCAATAGTATGCCTCAAGCAATCCCTATCTACCCACCCGTTACTACACAGGTGGGAGTACCGATTGTTGATATGCCTGGGTGTGTAGAGGCACATCCATCTGATGATGGTAAGAATAGTAACTTAGTTGCTGACGATGATAGCGGAGCAAGAATATATTGTGATGCAGGTATGCCATCCTTTAATGCGATGGACTACAACAAGGATGATCTAAAGTTTGAGGCACCTCCTATAGTGCCACCTAAGTTTGAGAATGAACAACCAGATCTGACTGTACCAGATACAAAGGTACCAGACATCCCTAGTACAGAATGTCCTACTAGGACACAAGAATTAAAAAACCCCATAGGAAAGATCCTACAGGGTAATAAGAAGATAGTTTCGTACGAACTTGTTGGTAAAGAATGTATTGAGGTTACTGAACCTTTGACTGTGACTCAGCAGATAACAGAGAACATTCCCAATGCAGGACTAATAGTTACTACTGGTTCAATTGCCGCTGTTGCTGCCACGTCTGCACTGCTCGCAAAACCGATTGTCGATCTTCTTTTGAAAGTGGTGAAACCTGTTGTGAAGAAGACGATAACGAAGATTTCGGTTGCTCTCGGAAAGACTCCACGTCTCCAATCTCAAAGGGACCGCCAAGATCATCAGCGGATGAGGACACGGGCACTTCGCGAACTTCGGAAGATGAAGAAGAGGTAGATTTTTGTTCTACTTGATGTACGTGTGGTTTGATATATGACACGTTGTTCACCATAACGTCGGCACATATGGCATAATAAGGTGACTTAGGGTGGAAGGTGATTCCCTTCTGAATCAATTCACCACAATTTTTTAATCTCGCGATCTCAAAGTCTAATCTTTTATTGGCAGTGAGTTGTTGCTGCAATGATATTTGTGTTGCTGCTGCTTCCTTACATTGCTTTTGTGCTTTCTTATCTAATGGTATAGACCAAGTGGCACTTACACCTAGTGATAGGTTATATGTATCCTTCTGTCCAGTTCTTACTGGAACTTTATATAAAATATTTCCTGGATTATCGGGCACTCCGTCTCCTGTAACTGCACCATTTACATCAGTAGCACCTTCTTGATCACGCATATCATATACATTATCCCACCATTGATCTTCCCAAGGTTTCTGTCCAGATGCACTACCTGTAGCAAACGGTGTTATGTTAAGTGTACTACCTTGACATTGAATACCACCCCCATAAGTATTAGTAATATATGGTCCTTGTAAAACCTGAATTGCCTGATTGGTCACTGAGCCTGAACTATTCGCGATTGGAGATGCAGTAGCAGACACACCACCAATATCAGATGCGTGTGCTATCTGTGGTGCAAGTAGTGCAAAGGCAAGACCTATTGTTGGAAGATACTTGTTGTGTCTGTGACGCTTGTAACCTCCGTCACCCTTTGAATAATTGTCTGATTTTGGAGTCCTGGTCCAGAGTAAGTTTCTGTGAACTGGAATGCATTGCCCACTTGATTTTGGGTCCAGTTTGGTTTTTGATTTACGTTTAATCCTGTCCATTTTGAAGTCACACCATCAATAGTTTGAGATTGTTCACTTACGCCTGGTGTCATAGATCCACCATCGTGTTTTACGTTTGTGCCATTTACCGAATAAACCCAACCAGTAGCGTAGTCCATAGAATTTATGGTCTCAGTTACCTTAGAAGTCGTTTCCGTGTGGGAGGTCATCGATCCTTGAGTGAAATTAGGCACCACAGGTACTGCTATCACTGGAGTTCCAGCGAATGATAGTAGTACCATTGTAGCAACTAGTCTTTTCATTTATCGGATGGTGACTTCGCTGACAAATTGTCCCACAGCATTCGTACCTGCCCCGCCCGCTGTCAATCCGACAGTTGAACTGGAATCAATAGTACCAGCAAGGGATCCTGCAGTACCAGCAGCAGTTGATGTCTGGTTACTGAAGTTATGTACTGCACCAGTAGAAGGTGCACCAGAACCTAAAGCGTCACCTTGATAGAATGACTGAGTGAAGCTGAAGGATTCTCCTGCAGTTGCCTGAGTTGCTGACAACGTAGGAATCGCTCCAACTCCTGATGCGACTGTAAGACTACCAATAGATGCTGTAGCACTACCACCAGAAGGTGTGTACTGTGTGGTCACATTGTTTCCACTAACACTATAAGTGGAACCAACACGTTGAACATTGGTTGCCGCTGCATCAACTGTGAGTTGCACTGAAGAAGATAGTTTATGTGTAACATCGGCATATGCAGGTGCCGTCATCAAAGTCATTACGAAAAGCATCGCTGCTCTTTTCATCTTTTTAAATGGGTAATTAATACATCTAGCCTATTTAGCGTCGAGAAAACTGTACAGATGATACCGTTTTAACCGTACCTGTGATCCACTGCTATGACTATAAATAATTGTGTCGCCTTCGGGGACAACACCAAAACTCTCGCTTTAAGGAGCAGTACAAATGAATCAATTCACATCTAGTGATCTAGATAAAATCTTACAGGCATCTAGGTCATACTCAGTCGGACTCGACAATATCTTTCACAGACTAGAGTCAAGAGCACTAGCAGATCACGAGACAAAATCTTACCCTCCATACAACCTGATCAAAGAGTCAGAAACTAAATGGAAGATCGAAGTAGCACTAGCAGGATTCAGAAAGGATGAGTTCGAGGTCGCAACAGAAACTAACGTCCTATCAATCAGGACAGTCAAAGAGAAGAACGATGACCACAGAGGATACCTACACAAAGGTGTAGCGAAACGTACCTTTGCAAGGACATTCACACTCTCTGATGATGTGAAACTTGGCAGCATCGATTACCAAGATGGTCTTTTGACCATAGAACTTAATAAAATCGTACCTGACAGTCACAAAAGAAAGGTATATAATATTGAGTAGTCACTATGACGAATGAAAAAATTGCTATCGAACCCAGTAGTCCATATGATTCTGATCATCGGTGGATCCTTAGGATTCATTGAGTTTGTTCATACAAGAGCACACCATACTTATGAAGTTGATATTCACGGTTACGTGAAACAATACTGCAGGAGAAATGATTGCTCACAATTTGGCAACGACTGAAAGTAGCATACATAATGTACAACAGAAGAGACCTTCGGGTCTCTTTTTCTATGGAGTTTTTTTATGAATCACTATGTGAACTGCGCTCCGAGGGGGAGCGACGATTATGAATCGATCACACTCGATGTTCCAACCAGATATGTTGACGAGGTTCTAGGATATGCTAGAATGATTAACGATGAACATAATGTGGATGTACATAAGTCATTCGCACATATTGTTCGTGGTGTTTACAATACCCTAACTGAAAATTATGACCGTAAAAATCGTAAGAATGATCAATGGCGAGGACGTAATCGCTGATGTTCAAGAAGCGTACCCTGAGGAGAAATCCTATTCCCCAATTGGATACCTTATGAAGGATCCTTATCAAGTGAATCTACACGCTTCAGCAGAAATGTTGTTTGAGGGTACTCAAGAAACACCACAAAAAATTAACGACCTGAACTTGGAACTATTCCCTTGGATCCCACTTTCTAAAAATAATGCTACACTAGTAGTATTGAGCAACGTCGCTACAATCTACAATCCACACCCTGAGGTGGAATCTAAATGGAAAACCTGTATCAAAGGAAATGCAACCACTGAAACTAATCCTTCTTAAGGACCACACGCACCTAATGGGTGCAGTCACAGAACTAGATGAGGAACCATCATACCTTATCTCTGATTGTATGAAGATCACTGATGGGAAATTTGAAAAGTATCCCTACTACTCAGATCAACGTGATATGTTCTTGACAACTGACGTTGTTTTGACTATAGTTGAACCGTCTGAAGAGACCGTAACCAACTACAAGAAGGCGCTTTGAGTTCAGTCTATACAAACGTAACACTACTAGGTGACGCTATTCTCTGCCGAGGGTATGAGGATGGTGTCCCTATTTCGTATAAGGAAATCATCAAACCAACACTGTATGTTCCATCACCGAAAGGTAAATGGAAGACTCTTGATGGCGAGAAGATGGCACCAGTCAAACAAGACGGTGCTAAACGTGCTCGTGAGTTCATCGAGAAGTATAAAGGTGTTGAAGGTTTTGAGGTGCACGGTTACGAAAGATTTGTATATCAATGGATCTCAGAAAAATACCCTCAGGATATGAGGGCAAACCTTGAGCAGATGAAGATCTATACGATTGACATCGAGGTTGCTTGCGAGAATGGTTTCCCTGATACCGAAGCGTGTCAAGAGGAGATGCTTCTTATTACTATTAAAGATCTTTCTAGTGGTAAGTTCATCACTTGGGGAACCCGTGAAGCAAAGATTGATACTGAGTATCGTTGCTTCTGGACTGAACAGGAGATGTTATCTGATTTCCATTCTTGGTGGGTAGAGAACACTCCTGATGTGGTTACTGGTTGGAATTGTAATCTGTACGACATCCCTTATATCTGTCGTCGCATTGAACGTGTGCTAGGTGAGAAGTGGCAAAAATCATTATCACCTTGGAACAAAGTTAATATGCGTGAGGTTTACATCAAGGGTCGTAGGAATTTGTCCTACAACATTCTTGGAGTAAGCATTCTGGATTACCTTGATCTATACCGAAAGTTTACATATACCAATCAGGAATCATATCGTCTGGATCATATTGCGTTTGTCGAACTAGATCAACGTAAGTTAGATCACAGTGAGTTTGAGAACTTCAAAGCATTCTATACTGATGACTGGCAGAAGTTCGTTGAATACAACATCATTGACGTTGAACTAGTAGATCGTCTTGAACACAAGATGAAACTACTGGAACTTGCTGTCGTGATGGCATACGATGCCAAGGTAAACTTCGAGGATGTTTATTCTCAGGTTCGTATGTGGGATACACTCATCTACAACTATCTGAAGGAGCGTAAAATCTGTGTCCCCCCAAGACAAGAGAGTACCAAGAACGATAAGTACGCAGGAGCATACGTCAAAGAACCCAAACCAGGACTCTACGATTGGGTTGTTTCGTTTGACCTTAACTCTCTGTATCCTCATCTCATTATGCAGTATAATATTTCGCCTGAGACCCTCATCGATACAAGACACCCCACCGCCAGTGTTGATGGACTGCTCAACAGAGAAGTACAAATCAGTGGAGATTACTGTGTGTGTGCCAACCGAGCACAGTACAGGAAAGACATCCAAGGATTTCTACCCAAGATGATGCAGAAGATCTACGATGAACGTGTGATCTTTAAGAAGAAGATGATTCAAGCGAAGAAAGAATTTGAGAAGACAGGTAACAAAAAGTTACAGGATGATATTTCTGCCTTCAATAACATACAGATGGCGAGAAAGATTCAATTGAACTCTGCATATGGTGCTATTGGTAACCAATACTTTAGGTATTTTAACCTAGCGAATGCTGAAGCAATCACTCTTTCTGGTCAGGTTTCAATCCGTTGGATTGAGAATCGTATGAATGATTACCTAAATAACTTACTCAACACAGAAAAGAAGGATTATGTCATTGCATCTGACACTGACTCAATCTATCTTAACCTTGGACCTCTTGTTGATAAATTTTTTGGTAGTAAGTGTGGTGATAAAGACGCAGTTGTGGGGATACTTGACAAGATCTGTCAAGAAAAGATTGAACCCTACATTGATCAAAGTTACTCGGAACTCGCGACGTACGTTTCGGCGTATGACCAAAAAATGAAGATGAAGAGGGAGACCATTGCCAACAAAGGTATATGGACTGCCAAGAAAAGATATATTCTCAACGCTTATGACATCGAAGGAGTCAGGTTTACTGAACCTAAGATCAAGATGATGGGCATTGAGGCAGTCAAATCATCCACACCTGCTGCCTGTAGGACAGCAATTAAGGATGCTATGAAAGTTATTATGAATGGTACCGAACAGGATACCCAAGATTTCATAGCAAAATTCAGGGAGAAGTTTGAGAAACTAAACGCAGAGGATGTTGCATTCCCACGTGGGTGTAATGGTCTGTCAAAGTTCTCAAACCCTGCTACAATATATTCAAAGGGTACTCCTATCCACGTGAGAGGAGCACTCCTATACAATTTCTATAACAAGAAGAACAAATTGACTCACAAGTATCCTCTAATTCAAGAGGGGGAGAAGGTAAAGTTCCTCTATTTAAAGACCCCAAACAAAATCCAAGAGAACGTTGTAAGTTTCTTTCAGACTCTGCCGAAAGAATTTGGTCTTGACAAGTACATAGATTATGACCTACAATTCCAGAAGAGTTTCCTTGATCCATTACAGGTTATTATGGATACTATTAATTGGAAGGCAGAGAAGATTGCTAACCTAGACGAATTTTTCCTATGACATCATTTTTAAAAGACATTATCAGCGACATTGGCAATGACTATGCTTCAGTCGTTAGTGACGGGGTTGCTGCAGGCGACGTTACTTCTTTCGTTGACACTGGGTCTCATATATTCAATGCCCTTGT